TGCTGTTGCCGCCACTCGGTTAATTGCGGGTGTTCCAATCAGCACAGTCGAAGCCGCATTAGCACCTCGCATGATTGCACCTTCAAAAGACCAAGAAGCACCATTAGCCGCACCTGTTACGTTAGCAATGACAGAGCCTTTAAAATAGTATGCAGAGTTGTTGGGTAGGATTACTTGGTTTACACCGCTTGCTGCTGCGCCGTCAGAAGTTAAAACCGTGGCTGTTGCATTTGTGGTTTCCTTACCCAAAATAACCATTGCACCTTGGGAAACACCGTTGACTGCTGCAATTGGAAATTGACACGCGGGGAAAACATAGTACCCAATCAAACCCCTAGCGGTTCCGTACTGACCGCCAGCAATAACAGAGTTTGCACCGTTGCTTTGGTTGTTATTTCCACCAGCTACGCTGTAGTTTCCTGTTGCTGTGTTTCCGTTTCCGCCCACAATTGCCGTAGTAAAACCAGACGCGGTATTTTGATACCCGCCAACAATTGATGCACCAAATCCAGAAGCAGTGTTTCCGTTTCCAATTTGGTAGCCACCGCCTCCAATAAAACTATTGCTACCTGAAGCGAGGTTGCCACTGCCTCCAACAACAGTAGACCAATCCCCTGTCGCACGATTAGAACCAGTACCGCCAGAGGTCGTACCTCCGTAACCTCCGCCACCAATAAAAGAATGCAAGCCACTTGCAATATTATTGCCGCCCCCCACAACAACGCCGTGGGGTGTGTAGAAGCTTAGTGTGCTTGTAGATGAACCGCTTGCGTTTTTAGATAAAGTTAACGCCGTCCCTACAATATTAGAAACGTAAGTGTCACCAGCAATGCTTGTTCCTGTAATGTACTGACCAACTTTGATATTGGCGTTGCTACCAGAAAGAGTCACGGCAGTCGTGCCATTCATGGTTCCTGACTGAGTGGTTACAGCAGAAGCAGATGTTCCTGCGTTGGTAAAACCAGCGCCAATAAAGTTGTAATAGCCAGCAGCAGTATTAGCTTGGCCTCCAAGAATAGAAGAATATGGACTTGAAACTGTATTTTGATAGCCAGCAACAGTTGTATAAGAATTGGATGTTGTATTAAAAGCCCCACCTAAAACAGATGCGCCAAATCCGCTTGTTGTCCCGTTATAGCCACCCACAACAACTGAATAAGCACCTGTTGCTTGATTTCCATATCCGCCACTAATTGTTGAAGCTGTTGCTGAGGCAACTCTTGCCGCCGTATCTCTTGTAGTCTGCCAATCAACAGCGTTAGCCCCACGAGCGTTACCACCAACCGTGGATGACGTAGTAGCCTGTGCTTGTAATGCACCAGTACCAGCAGGTTGAACAAAGAGTGAGCCGTTAGACTCTAATCCTATTGTTGATACACCTGAAAAGGATAGGGTAGGAGTTCCGTAAACAGCTGTTGTGGTTGTGGCTGTATATGTTCCAGCAGAAGAACTAATTTCAAGTTGTGCGCCCCAAGCAAAGATACCACTCGTTCCATTGCCAACATATGACACAGCACCAGAAGCATCTAAAAGTTGAACAACTGGTGCTACAGCCGTATTACCGCCAATGCCAGTAATAGAACACCTATACCAACCACTTCCAACAGATATTATTGCAGAAGAAGTATTTGCCCAACTACCAGAACTTACTACAGAACCAATTTTTGAACCTGTAGATAAATCAAAATCTTGATATATATCTCCAGTAAGTAAGTCAGACATATCAACTCTGACTTTTGTCCTTTCTGATGCTTTTGCATACATAGAGTAAGTAACTGGGATAATTCTCCCAAGGCTTACTGCTTGACTTCTGCCGTGTACGCCAGTAGCAGATAATTCAAAAATTTTAGAAGCGTTAGAAGTTCCTGTTGGTGACGTTGCCGCATTTGCAGTTGCACCTGTTCCAGCAGAACCAGACGTAGCCCAAGTTACAGTAAAGTTTTCACTTTGTAAAACTAAGTTCTGTCCTGTACCAGTAAGCACTTCTGTCTGAGCAGTCAACGTAGTAAACGTACCAGCCGCAGGGGTTGTGCCGCCAATTACCGTGTTGTTTATTGTGCCGCCTGTGATGGCTACATTGGCTGGATCGTATGAATCGGTGTTGTCTACCTTCTGCCAAATAGAGCCATTAAAGATAGCCCAGTCACCAACCTGCCAGTCGGTAATGCCGTTCAGATTGGTTGTGCCTGCTACGTCAACAACGTAGTAATACCCTTGCACACCTACACTGCTAGTTAATGTAGGCGTGTTTGTAGATGCGTTCCAAGTCCCTTGGTATCCAACAAGGCCGACAGAGCCAGCCGATGCCCAACCGGTTCCAGTCAGAACATAGCCCTCTTGCCCAGCTAAAGGCTGTGGAACTTCACCTTGTATCCCGTCAGTTGACGCTGTGGGAGCGGTAAAGGTTCCAAAATCTACTATACCCGTGTGTGGGGCAATAGACATTTACAAACTCGCTATAAATGCTTGGTGTTTAGCCAATAAATCTGCTTTGATTACTGCAATTTCTGCATTAGCCGTATCTAGTTCTGCCTTCGCTTTTTCAAGTGCTTGCAGTTTAGACGCATACTCAGTCATCTGATCGTTTGCACTTTTTTGGAGTGCGGCTGCACCAGCCATTGCTTTTTGGGCATCTGCAAGTTTTGCTTGTGCTTCAGTATCAGCGGCCTGTGCTTTGGCTGTCAGCGCATCCGCTTTAGCTTGTGCAATCTTAACGAGTTCTGTAGCCTGTGCTTTAGCATCCGCTATTGTGCTTGCTGCCTCTGCTGATGCTTTTTCTAACGCTGCTTGTGAATCAGCCGCATTTTGAGCAACCGTATCACGCAACTTTAAAATCTCATCTGCAGGAGCCACCAACTCAATATACTTTTTGTTCTCAGCCGTCGCCGCTTCTAATGCGTCTACTTTTGCTTTATAAGCAGCGGGGTTGGCAACAACCGTGAGCAGATCCATAAGCTGGCTTGAACCACCACCGCCCATTGGTGTTCCGTCTTGGTTATACGTGGTCATGATAATCCTCCGCCACCGGCTTGGATAATGGTCAATGTTGCAGAACCTGTAGTGCCAGTGTCTAAAACTAAACGAACACCTGTGCAAGGATACGCAATGTTTCCGTTAAAGTTCGCTGTTGCTGGTGTTCCAGAAGGTGTGGACGGGTGATAGAACCATGTTGCTGAAGAGGGAGTAAATCCCGCAGCAAATACATCGTCAAACGTGTATTGAACATAGGCGTTCACCGTTCCAGTAATTACCAATGCAAGACCCCAATTTGCAGGGGATACATAGGTATCTACTGGATAGACGTTGGAGTTACCGACTCCCCTAACGGTTAGTCTGACTGGGCGCATTTTACGCTCCTATCAGACTTGGCTGGGGTTAGCTGAGCCGTTAGATTCACGCACGACGTACACGCATGTAATCGTAGCAGCACCGCCACTAGCCGTACCAGCGCAAGCGTAGATTGATTGGATGACCAAATCAGTTGAGCCAACGTTCAGATATGTGCCGATCTGTGCGCCTGTAACAGTTACAGTTGCACGGCCCACAGCCAAAGGTGTAGTAGTTGCACCGCCAACGGTGGCTAAAGAAGTGCCAGCAGCAGTTTGAATAGTGATTGTGTTACCAGTAGTACCAGCGTAAGCGGTGGTAATGTCTACTAGGAACTCTAAAATTTGTGCGCCAGCAGGTAAAACAAATTCTGTAGTAGCAGTGGTGTCGCTAACAGTGGTCTGGCCAGTCTGTGTAACAACAGTTGCGCCCATGTTGCGAATCGTGCCAGCAGTAGTGCCAGTAGTGTTTTTAACAGTGCCGAGCAGCCAAGGGCCAAGGTGTGATGCGAATCCCATGATATTTCCTTACATACAAGTTAAGTGCATCAATCTGTATGTCGTCAGCCGGGACTGTTTGATGCACCGGTAAATCCCGGATTACTGTGTTTATACCACTACGCTTACTTGGGCGCAACAAGTTTGTTTGATTTCTTTAAATTTTCTTCTTGCGTGATGACGCGCAGGTTCCACGGGACATGCAAGCCACAGACTTCATGCGATTGCAATGGCACGATGTGGTCGACCACGTATTGTTCGCCAGTGGTCTTGGACATGGTAATGGCTATCTGATAAAGCTGGCGTATTTCAGATTTTTGTTTGTGCGTCAGCCACGGCGGGGTGGCATCACGAAACCGACGACGGCGAAAACTGGTAAGTGTTTTGTACAAGTCAGGGTTACTTTGCTTGTACTTATTCTTGTACGCCTGTTTTTCTGTTGTGGGACGTGCTTGTGCGCGGGCAATAACCTGTGCCCTATTTTTCTCATAATACCGCTGTTTAGCTTCTCCACCTGCATCTGACTTGTTGTACTGCTTGAAGTACTCCGCGCGGTTGCTACTGCCTTTTTCCCACTCAACTTTTAAACATTCTACACACGCGCCTTTGGTTTTGCGTGCAACTATGTGCCCGTGCTTGCAAGGCTGTCCAGTGAAATAATACTTGGCACCAGTAGCTTTAGCTTCGGCGCGGGTCTTGGGCAAGTTGGTAGTGTCCACGTTAGCTCCTGTGTTACGACACAGGTAATATACCACAACCAAAACAAAAATCAACACCCAAAGAAAAAGGGCCCCGAAGGGCCCTTTTAGTAGTACTTTTGGTACTAATTTCAGGATGTACCGGGTGAACCGAAGACACCCAGAGGGTCAGACCAGCCAAAGCTGTAACGCTCACGGGCCTTGTAACGGACGTTGCCGGTATCAAAATCCCCATCCATTGAGTTTTGCAATGGAGTACGTTCGAAGTGCTTCAAACCGTTAGGTACATCTGTACACAAGAACCAAGCATTATTGTCGGTCAAGAAGTGGTTAACGGTGTAGCCTTCAGGGATAGAACCGTTATTCTTGAGCGCGTTAATGTCGTTGTCGGTTGTGCCAACACGCAAAGAAGTCTCAAGCAAACGAGTTGCAACGAACATCAGTGCAGGTGGAACAATCAACTTACGTGGCTTAGCAGCGATCAACAGACCGCGCTCATCAGTCCAAGCGGCGATTTGAATAACGGCGTTCTCAAGAGAAGTTTCGTTCAAATCAGCGTTTGTTGATGGACGGTTGCTGTTAGTAGCGCCGTTGACCAAGGGGTGTGCAGTGCTAAACAAAGCAACGCCGTCGCCACCGGGATAAGCGGCAGAGAAACCATTGTTGATAACGTTTGCAGCTTTAACCTGCTTGGTGTAAGACATAGCGCGAGCCAAGGCTTTGGTGTAACGAGCAGACAGGCTGTCATACAAGTTATCTTCCACAGCTTCTTCCGTGATGGAGAAGCCTAGAGCAATAGTCTCGTGGTTGTAACGTGCTGTGAAAGCTTCCTGTGCATTGTCATAAGCGATGGCAGAGCCCTCACTCTTAACAGGTGCAGCAGAGAAACCAGACAGTTTTGTCTCTTCTTCAAAAGAACGCTCAGATTTCTCTGTTTCGTAGAGTTCTTTGTGCTCTTCGCCGTAACGAGCGTACTCCAAACCAAACAAAGCGTTCAGGCCCGGGAGGAGTTCTTTAAGTAGTTGTGCGCGTGAAATAGCCATTTTAAATTACTCCTTAAGCAATGCTGGTGCCAGCATAGTACTGATGCTGACCAAAGTTAATTTTGACCAAGATCTCTGGGTACTGCACGAGCACTAGCGTAGAGCTGGCACCAAACGCAACAGCGGGAGCTTGATTCAAAATAAACGATGTAGCACCGGCAGATGCGGCGGTGTCGACAAAAGAACCGGAAGAAATGTACTGTCCATTTGAATCCAGCGAACCAACGTCTGTACCAACAGGCAACGCGAACGGCAAAGCCGAGCAAGTTACGGTAGCGGTAGAAATGCTGGTATAAGTTACTGTACCTAAAGTAACAGCCGTGTCAGTCACCAAACCAAGCACGCGAACGGGCAAGGAAGAGGTGGTTGCAGGAGTGTCGCTCGGTGCAAGAATGGCATTTTTAGAGTTGCCAGTTGCAGTGCTACCTGTGTTGTTAATCATGGCCAAGTTTTGGCCAATCATGGCGCGAGCGCCAGAAGCAACAGCAGTAGTAGCAGAACAAACGACACCTTTAAACACCGTGTCAGGATCATCACAAACAATCGCAACAGCGTCACCAGCTGCAGTTGATGCAGGCCAGTATTGCTGGAATTGCTTTTGTTTTGTAACGGGGTTAGTAAACGAGCATCCCAAGAAGATACCTGTTTGATTGCCTGCTGTGCCAGTAGACACAGACAGACGCACGATTTCACCACGAGACAAACCTACGTAATCGCCGTAGAAAATGTTTGTGGAGTAACCGTTAGTAATCGGATACTCACGAGTAGAACCCGCAAATACCTGACCTCCGATCAAATTGATCGGTTTTAGCCCGTAAGGGGCGTCGATAACCGGATAAGCCATAAAAGACTCCTATGTTTATTTAGAACCAGAACCAAACCCATTTCCGCGTGTTGAAGTCGACTTGCGGTCGGAAAACAACGGCATCCTTGGGTCATTATTTCGCATGAAGTGGTTGTCCACTGAGTCCATCTGGTTTTGAGCTTGATTGCTGTAGTACTCCGCCATTGCAGCCAACTGACCCTTATGAATCTTGCAAAGCATAAGTCCGCCAATCTCAACGTTGCCAGTAACGGGGTGTCCCTCAATCATCAATTCCGGATGGTCTACTGCCTTAACCGGTACCCAGCCGTCGCGAGTCTTGCGAGACACGTTGGTTGGATCAGCTTGTCCCAGAACATGAGTCGCAATATAGCGGAACTCAAAATCTGGATCAGGTGTCGGATCGGGCAGGGCACTCGACGGTTTGTAAACGTATCGAGTTTGTTTTTCGCGTGTTTTTAAATCACGTTGTGTGCGGTCTTGTGTTTCAGCCATTCTGTCTCTCCAGTTTCATCACTTCAGCAGCATACTGCTGCGGGGTTAGTCCATACTTTTTAGCCAACGCAACTTGCGTCGTAGTTAGCTTCACCTTTCCTGCACTCGTAGAACGAGACGCAGAAGCAACGACCGTGGAAGGCTTCTTGACTGCCTCACCAGACCTTTTGTCTCGTGATCCACTGAAAATATCAGGGAACGTCGACCTCATGCGAGCATCAATCTGCTCGAAGTATTCCTCAGAGCGGGGGTCAACCCCGTTTGTGACTAGTTTTTGATGCAGCCCTAGTGCGTAGCTGGTGTATTCTTCAAACCCTTGTGTCCCGAACCACTGGTTTTTAGCCTGCCAGCGCAGAGTTTTTTCGTCCGGTTCAGCCTTCACAGGCTGGGTTTGTTGAGTTTGTACCTCAAAATTTTCTTCCTGTAAAGGGGCAGGACGATAATTTTTTGTTTGTTCAACTTTTATTTTGGCATCCATCACCGCTTCTTGAGCTTCAATGATGGCGTCCGTGTCAAAAGACTCCTGTGCTGCTTTGAGTTTGCGACGCGCCATGTCCAGTTCGGAATCGGCACGCTGTTTAGCACCCTCAATTACTGCTTCCTGCCCAGTATATACGTTTTGTTTAAGTCTTTTGTTTTCTTCTACAAGATGTTGTGCAAGACGCTCAAGCTCTTGTTTCTCCCGCATCGTAGCTTCTTTGACTCGGCGCTCGTCGTGACGGGCGTGCGTCAGCTCTTTGATTCGGTTCTTCACCTTGTCGGAGTACGACTCAATTTCTTCGTCAGTTGGATCAAGAACTTCTTTGTCCAAGGGCTTGCGGCCCCTGTCACGTTCAGGCGTGTCGTCTTCAATTTCTATGTCAACTTCGCCTTCCACCTCAATTTCAATCTCGGGCGGGTTCTTGTCTTCAATTTCGTCTGGGAACTTATATGGTTCAGCCATTTTTACTCCTTCAAGCGTGGGTTATTCCACGAGGGTCTTGCACAACAGCATCAACTTGGTCGTCGTTGATGAGACGGAACTCTTTGCCATAGATCTTGACTCGCGTACCAGAATACGTACGTACAAGCACAAAATCACCTTCTTTGCACCATGCTCCTGCGGGGAACTTGGCGGGGTCTTTATACGCATCTGGGCCGACCTTCATCACAAACAGCACGGTTGTAGAGTGCTCTTCCTGACGCATGGTGGCTGTCGGTTTGTATAAATCTGTACCTTCAATCTTTTCAGAGACATCTGGCACAGCGCACAAAATCTTCCAACCTGTGGGGTCGGGTAGTTGTCGTGCTTTTTCTTCGTCCGTAGCTTCTGGGGCGGGTGCCGCCATCGGCTCGATAGTTTCAGGCAGTGCAAAAGCACCGGGAGACAAATCAAGATTACTCATCTGATTCTTCAACTTTCTGCAGCAGGTCGATTAGATAACGCTCTGCGAGTGCTAGACCCGAAATAACACCACAGAGTTTTTGATATTCTTCAAATGATCGACACGAACCGCCTGCGAGATCGTCGGCGTAGTTGTTCATGTCAGTGCGTAATTTTTCGCGCAATACGCGTGCGAATTCTTGGATCATTTTCTAGAACCTTGGTTCCTGCTGTTTGAGAGCGCAGCAGTTCGCGCTTGTAAATCCATCTGGGCTTTACTCTTTGCAATGTCAGTGCCCAGCTGCACGCCTGCACGCTCTTGCTCAAACTGCTGTTTAGATTTACTTTCGTTGATCTGCGCACCAACCTTAAGAGAGTCAAGCTCCAAGTTGCCTTTGACTTTTTCTTCTTCCAACGATTGTTTGTCGGAAGCAATGGCGGCGTCGATCATCATCTTTTGTTTCTTCAACTCCAGCTCGCCTTGTTTGATCTGCAACTCCTGCATCTGAAGCTGCAAGACTGGGTCTTGTGCTTGTTGCTGTGCTTGTTGCTGGGCAGCTTGCGCTTGGTTCTGCATCAACACCTGATTGGCCGCTTGAGCCATCATTGCCGAGAGCGCAATCTCCACTTGTGGTGGCAACTTCTCGTCTTCGGGTGGCAGGGGCATGCCCAACTGCTGCTCGATCTGCTGGCGCATTTTGTAGCCAACGTGCTCTGCAATGTGCGCAGTAAGTGCACCCATGATCTTGGGAGCCTGTGGGTTCTGGCCAATAAACTGCTGAATCATCGGGTCTTGCAACATCATCATGTGCACTTGGATATGTGACTGATGGTCTTGGTACAGGAACGCTTTGAGCGGTGTGCCCTTGAGTGCGTTCTGATTCTCTTGCACTGGATCAATCGGTTTCTGATCGTCCTCAATCGGTACAAGTTTTTCTGCATTCTTGATACCCAACACGTCCAGCATCCCGCGATGCAGCTCTGGCAAGTTGTAAATGTCTGGAGCCATCTGCGCCATCTGAATCACAGCTTGGTACTGCACCACTCGCTGGCTCATCGTCGCCGCATTGGGGTCAGACACAGGGATCACGTCCACCAAGTCATAGTCCGCTTGTTTAGCTTTGCGGTTGCCGTACTCTGGATCGTACGTGTAGTCTGGATCAGTGTAGTCACGGATCAGGTTCTTCAAGAGTTTTAACTCTTGCTTCAATGCAAAGTGCACACGAGCCTGCACAGCGGACATCACCTTAAGCTGTCTCTCTAGCAACGCCAGCGTTGTACCCACGGGCGCGTTCGCGCTCATGTCGGAGACCTTCATGTCTGAGGTAGATGCGAAGCGGCGGCCTTCTTCAACAATGTTGTTGAGCAAGTTGTATAGCGTAGCGCTTGGCTCTTTGTATGGCAGGGGCAGGATGTTGTCCCGAATGTTGCCAGAACCAATGTCTACATCTCGCCACTCTCCGGGGGCAATCGGTGTGTCATCACCTTTAATCCGAAGGCCACGGGACTTAAGTCCGCCCGGTAAGTTTGACAGTGTGCCCGCATCCACCAACTGGCGCATGAGAGATGTTGCAGATTTGGCAAAGCCGCCGATGAGGTGGAACAAGCCAAAACCGTAGGCTCCGAAGCCGGGGATGTATTGGTAGTGGACGAAGTGCTGGCGCTTAAGTTTGAGGTCATCGTCTTCTTTCCAATTTCTACGAATCGACAAGATGTCGTTCGTGCCTTTGATGATGGTTACAACATAGGGCAGCATGATGCCCGTCTTCTCACCCTCTTCGTCCTCGTCTTCGTAGCCTTCAAGGTCTAGGTCAACGTGGCACTCAAGCAAGATGTAGCGCTCATCGTTCAGGTCGCTAAAGCCTGTCTCTTTATCTTTGGCTTTCTGAATTTCTGTCTGCTCACGCGTGGGGTCAGACAACTCAACGTCATCAAGATAAAACCCTGACTGCTGAAGCTTAATAATCTCGTTCTTTGTTTTACGCATCACATGTGTGACGCGGTGGCATGTATCTAAATCTGTCGCGCCGTACGGGAGGATGATGTCTTCTGCAGGAATAAACATCGAGACTTGACGTCCCAAGCTGGGATCAAAGTACACCTTCTTAAACGCGGAACCGGTAGCGGGAAGTGACCACAGCATGCGCTCATGCTCAGCGCGGAACTCCACCATGTTCTCTGTCAACTCAAAGTTCATGTCTTCTTCAACGTTGGCCGCTTTCTCCCTTGTCTCTGGGGAATCTTTACCAACTATTTTTGTACGCACAGGGCCACGCGCAGGGAACGTCTCGGTAATTGTCTCGGCTTGGAAGCGAACAACCGCTTCTGTAATCATGGGGTGGAACACGCCGCACGCACCGTTCCAAGGTTCTGTGCGCTCCTCCATCTGCAGGCCCAGCAGTTTCAAACCTTCAACGTAAGACTTCTCCCACTCTTTGCGTGATGCTTTGTCGTTGTCAATATCACCTGCCAAGTCTCCAGCAAGTGACTGCAAGACGCTAGCAGAAACGTACTCGGCCAAGTTATCGGCAAAGCCTTCTTCCGTATCGTCATCCTCGGGAGTCATTGTGATCTCCAAACCATCCATGCCAATGGTGACTTCTTCGGGATCAACGATCTCGATTTCAATGGGGGACTCTTGCTCTGCAAGTGCGTCGATGCCAACGGGTTGTTGGTACAGCGCTTTGTCGATATTCGTTGCCATGTTGTTCCTTAATAGTATGCCGCTTTGCGCCCATAGTTGTACAGCCGGTCTTCTTTCTCGTCAGAGTCGAGAGCAATAAACCCACCTTGCCTGTACCGCAATAGCGCTTGTGTTGTCGTATCCACGTAGTCGTCGTGCTCCCCAACGGGGAACGCCGCTATCTCTTCAATCACTTCCCGTGCCCAGCGTGTGTCGGGTGCCCAGACTTTACCACTGCTGAATAAATCTGCAACCGCGTTCACACGCACCATCTTGTCGTTGCCCCGAGACGGGCTGAACTCCTGCACCGGTATGCCAGTGGCTCTAAGTTCTTGTATCAGTGGTGCGCCAGCTGCCTTTTTCTCCACAATGAACGCGTCTGGTTCCCACTCTTTCCAGTGTTTGAGCGCCACGGCCTTAAGTTCTGGAAAAGCCATCCGGTCTTTAAACGCGTCGAGCAGGATAAGTTGGGGCGAGTCATTCTCTTCCTCGTTGTAGAACACGCCCCATGTGGTGCATGCTGAATAGTCCGAGTTGTTCTTGGTCTCAAACGCCGTGTCCCACGACTGAATGATGTATTCACACTTTGGAGGGTCGTCCTTCTCCCAGCTACGCCACATCCTGCGCGAGATGACAGCGCTGTTCTCAGATGTGGGCTGCTGCATGTACTGCGCGTTCCAATAACGCGGGTCAAGCGACGCTTTCGTAGACTTAAGTGATGTTAGTGGCCACTGCTCTGGCCAAAGTGACTTCTCGTCCTCTGTGTCCTCGTTCAGTATCGCAGGCAGCTCCACAATATCCCACGGAATCGCCTCAGGATTCTTAGACTGGTAGTCAATTAAGCGTCCAGTCAAGTCCAAGAGCGACCACCTAGTCATAATGACTATGATCGCCCCGCCCGGCATCAAACGTTGGAGCGGGCCTGTCTGGAACCACGACCATGCGGTGTCAAAAGCCAGTCTGCTATTTGTTTTAACGTCCTGCTCGGAATGAGGATCATCAATAACGAACAAATCAGCACCACGACCAGCAAGAGCGCCCCCGACACCAGCAGCATAATACTGACCGCCAGCGCTTGTAGACCACTTACCAGCAGCCTTTTGGTCATCTGCAACCAACGTCTGAGGAAAAACATCACGGTACTCCTCCGAATCAATCAAATTTCGCACCCGCCGACCGAAGTCCTCCGACAGACCCGCAGTGTGCGTGCCCATGATGATCTTCTTGTTGGGGTATTTGCCCAGAAAGTACGCAGGGAACAGGTACGAGGAGAACTCAGACTTGCCCATACGAGGCGCGATGTTGATAATCACCCGTTTTTTCTGCCCCTCGACCACGTCCGTGAAGATTTTTGCCAGTTTCCTGTGGTGCGGGCCAATCTTAAAGCCGGGATACACAGATGTAGCAAAACCCAACATGTTTGTTTTGGCCGCTTGCAGACTGGCGCGGCGTTCGCGCACCTCTAAATCATCGAGCAATTCAATCTTGTCGTTCAAACTCATGTACGGAAGCGCTTTTTGTATAGCCTCCAGCTCCACTTTGCTTATCGACGTGAACTGTTCAAGATTCATCTGTGCTCTCTGACCCATCATTCTGCACAAGTGGGATATCTTCTGGGCGCTCGGAAACGTCCACCACGTCTATCACCCCCATGAACTTGGCCAACTTATCTTTGATGCGCTGCTCAACTTCAGCGTCACTCATCTCAATCTTCTTGACCTCAATTTGCTCAGTAAACAGCCCGACTTCCGTGACTTTACCTAGCGCGATCAAAGCTTTCAGGCGGATGTTGGCGTTGGGGGACTTAGTCTCTTCAACCAGCTTGGCCACTGTGTAGCCCCGGATCTCCTGCGCCATATCAATAAACTGCCAGTCATAGGCCGCCAACATGCCTGTCAGATGTCTTACAGCAGGGGGAGTCTTAAGTTCAGCAAGAGAAGCTTTTTGCTCCGTGGTATCTGCGTTGGTGGTGAGCGTGTTGAATGCTTTTCGTGCAGCTTGTGTTTGTTGCTGATCCGCAACAGAGGCGTCATCTTCTACGCCTAACTCTGCTAACCACTGCTCTGTGGCTACTTGCGCAGACAGCAAAGCTTCTGGCTCCGCGTCGTCCAACTTTTCAAACCCATCCCGAGAGGTGACCTCAGGTTCAAAATGCACCAAGTGATCTAACATGCGTAGGAATCCTTTTCAGTTGCTTCCTCGTTGGCGCTAGTGTACACTTCTTTTCGGCGAGTGCGCAAGCATTTGCTTCTCCTCGATGGTTTCAGTTGCCATCTTTACCCCCGGAACGTCTGCAGATGCCCGGGGGTTTTTTTTGCCTCGAGGTTTTTCCAAATTTTTATAAAATTTTACGGGGGTGCTGTGTTTTTATACAGTATTGTGATTCCGGATTTTTTAAAAATTGAATCGTGGTTACGAAACAGTGTTCACACCATGACGCCACGGCACGGCTCAATAGGGCTTGGTGGGGGTAGGGTGGGGGTCAAGTGTGGTCAAGTGACCACTGTCAAGTGGATACGGCAACGACTTGTGGTATACTAGATGCATCGGTTGGGGATTGCCTAGCCGATTGGTTGCCTCGCCCATTGCGAGGCTTTTTTATTTAGGAATCAAATCATGAACAAGCAATACGCAAAGTTCCTCGCATCACTTCGCACCGCACTCACAGCCAACCGAAAGGCTGGTGAGGCCCTTGCAGAGTATCGACCTATCTACAACAAGCTAGCACCAGAGTCACAGTTCGTGGTGCGCTTGGAAGTAGCAGGCGAGATCGCTGACGCCTTTGAGTGCGAGGTGCGTGAGAGTGTGTATCGTGGCGAAAAGACCATAGCCTTCGATGGTGATCGCAAGAGTGATGCACGCAATGCGCTTCGCTACTACTTCCCTGTGAAGTCTGACTCACGTGGTTCGAACAACAAGGCAGACCCAGTAGCTGACTTGCTCAAGAAGTTCAACGCACTGAGCGCAGGTGAGAAACGCCGTTTCTTGAAGGCAATCTAATTGTGGTCATTTGACCACAGTTTTTTCGGAGAGCACAACGGGCGAGGTCTGCCCGTTGTTTCATTTACTGTCAATCTAAGGAATCACTATGACAACCAAAGAACTACAACAACTTGTTCGTGAGTACATGAACGAGCCTGACCACAACAAAGCCGCCGTTCTCTACGAACGCATCATCAACGAATACGACAGCCTCGGCAAAGTCGTCCCCTTCTAAGGAATCATCATGAGCAAATCATCTAAAAACAAACACTACGCCCTCTCTCAAATGAAAGAACTGCGTGCAGAGTTCGTAGCCATGCGTGACAAGTGGGAGAAAGACCCACGAGCAGTCATGCAATACAAAGCGCAACTGCGTGAGCAGAAGGCGAAAGAGTCCATCAATGAGTGGGAACAAATCAAGCGTGAGTCCAAACAACTGCGCCTCCTCTAAGTGTGGTCAAATGACCACAATCAATCTCTCCACAACGTGTTGTGGAGAAGTAGGGTAAAAGTGTTGTTTTTTCGCACATACCCACCACTTGACACAACTGGACACACACGAGGGTATCCCGCAACCCGCATGGATACTAGCGTTCAGCGTACACACGTCCACAATACCTATATATATAAATACAATTTTCATTTAGATATATATATCTGTATGTTGCTGGGTGTGTCTAGTTGTTCAAGTTTTTATCTTAGTCTTAGTGTTCTTGAAAAATGGTGGGTATTGTGGTCACATCGAGTGCAAACCCGCGTGTATACTACGTTTGACCTCGTCATCCACAAGTGGGCCACCTGTGTTGACTGGTGGGCCAGTTACAAAACCAAGTGGGCCAGTTAGCCCCAACCTGTAAGGATAAAGTATGCAAATCAAAACGTGCGCTAAATGTGGGGAGTCGCGCCCCCTCAAAGATTTCACGTACCTTGCCACGTATGCACAGTCAAAAGCATGGGGTCGAGCAGGCAATGTGCGTATGGAGTTAACCTCCAAGAACTGCAAAGACTGCCGCCCCAAGCGCAAACCAGTAGCAAAGCTCAGCGCCAAGGAGATACACAACAGGGTTCAGACAGGCGACATGAACGCACTCATGGCCAAGCACCTCAGAGAAAAGCAAGCTCAAGATGAGCACAACAAGCAAGCTATCGCATCACGCAGGCGATGGCTCAAGGTATGGAAGGCAGAGCTAGCCGAGGCACTCAAGCCCATCACATACGAGATCGTCAGCGCCCGTAACGCATGGATGTACGCAAGGCGCAATGGTTACGTAGACAAGGCCACGTTCTACCATGAATACATGGGGATGTTACAGCTAGCCAAGAACAGGGTCGAGTTCAATCATGCGTTACGCCCACGCCGACCTGCTAGCGCAAGGTGGGCGGACTACATAGACGATGCCATCTTTGCGAAAACACGCGAGATGTGGGCGGTGCTACCGCCTGTATATAAACACAGCAAGATACCCTTGCTGATAACGTACCGCCCCGATGGGGAGTAAACCGAATGTGGTCAATTGACCACAATGCCGCCAGTCATTCACTGGCAAACAACTTAGGGAGAAGTAAATGAAACTAACACAAGACGAACTATGGGATTTGTCCGAGATTGCTTGGGCTCACGCTCAACACAACGACGAAGACCCCGAGTACTACGACAAGTTCGAGGCATTGCATAAGAAACTTACGGCAATGGCAATAGCAATCAGAGACAAAGAAGGAGTAATCAAATGAAAAGCATATGGATAGCGGTCGGTCGTGATGCCGACTTCGGAGAAGATCACACAGTCGAGGACATGTATGTGTTCGAGTCATCGTTCGACGCACACAAGTTCATCAGGGGCATCAAGCATTACATGGACATACCCGAGAAGATACGCAACCAAGACTGGTCGGTAGAGGAGCACCCTATAAACGAGAACAAGATCAGCGCCTTGTTGAATTTTCACAGCACCCACAAGGAGGATACAAATGGTGATAACTAAGCCAACTAAAAAGAGTTGGGTTGAGTATGGTATGGACAACCCGTTCATATTCAAACCCAAGTACATCAAGTTCAGGCCACCACGCATCAAGCCTATCAAAGAGGACGACTACCAACTGCTCGACTTCTTGATGTGCTTTGCGGCATACGACGTGAAGGGGTTCGCCTCGTCCGAGTTCACGGCGGGTAGTCTCAGCTACCTACTACGCACCTATGGCGAGAGCTTCACGCTCATGGGACACAACATCTACAAATATCACTTAACGGAGATACGCAATGCATACGCTGTGGCAGAAATTTGAAAGGGCGGTGGTCTTACTAGCCATCATTGTTTTAATTCTTGATCTGTTCTATTGGAGAGGAGGCTAATACACAAGGAACACTCATCAGTCATTGTGGTCAATTGACCACACTTTTACTTTCATTCATTTAATTTTTGGAGATTTATCATGGAACAAACAGTTCAAACACCAACAGTACCCGAAGTCACACAGCCATCAATGCCTACTTCAGCGCTGATGACCACGCTCATGGCGCTCGTTGAGAACTACATCAAAGACATCGTGTCCGCACAGGTCAACGAGATACTGACGAGTCACCGCACCCTGCGAGTTATTGACGATGGCTTCGAGAACAAGATACGCGAGATAGCCCAAGATGTTGCAGAGAGTGTGGTCAGCGATCACACCGATGGCGAATATCACATCAGCGAGGACGCCATCAATGACATGGCCGTAAGCGCAGTAGAAGACCACGACTTCGACAATCAGATCAGCGAGGCAGTCAACGATGCGATCAACGAGTTCGACTTCTCAGATGTCGTTACGGCGGCAATCAAGGACAACGTCACGTTCAGCGTCACAGTAGACTAATGGAGGAACCATGGACACCACAACAGAAAGCTTAGCGTTTCAACAACTCTCGAACTATGCCAAGCAACACGCTATTACTGAGTACGGGCAACCGCCCGATGATTGGTATGAAGAGATCTACGCACGAGCTAAAGAGGATGGCTTCGCAAGAGGCTTTTACATTGAAGAGATTCAGTTCAGTGGCTTTCACTCACAAGGTGATGGTGCATCGTGGACTGGTCACATAGATCTTGCTGACTTCATTGAATATCACAGCAAACCAGAGGACGCTGACTACACGCAGTACGTTGTGCTACGTGAGCTAATCAAAGATGGTTGGTGTGAAGACAAAGTAGAAATCAGCAGGAACGGCTTTTACTACAACCACAGCGGCACGATGCGTAGCGCAAGCATCAACGACAGTATCAGTTATGCAGAGGACGACTCAGTCATGGACAGAGGTATCTTGGAGGGCGCTAATGTGAAAGAGCTAGCCAACTCTATTGGTACAGATGAGTTGTTCAACGAGCTAGAGGGGTGGGCGTTAGGCAAAGCACAGAAGTTTGCCGATGAGGTATTCAAACAACTACGAGAAGAGTACGACGCATACACAAGCGAAGAGTACTTCATAGACCTGTGCGACATCAACGGATGGCGCTTCGATCAACGTGGCATTTTAACAGAGGGAGATCATCATGGGATATAGATCAGACGTAGCGTATGTCATCAAGTTCGATGACATCGAGACACGCGACAACTTCGTAACGCTGATGCTTGCGAAGAACGAGCCGCCGATTACGCAGGCAATCAACGATTGTGAATACCGCTACAACGATGACCCGATCATCACGTTCGAATCGGAGAGTGTTAAGTGGTATCCGGACTTCGATGATGTGAAGGCGCATCATCAACTGATGAAAGATGCAGTAGAAATTTATGGAGAAGAGAAAGGAGGTAGGTATAGGTTTATCAGCGTGGGTGAGGATGGCGCTGAGGACTTCGATGAGAGCGACGATGAGGGTGATTTGTATGACTACATTACAACAGTACATGCAGTACAAACATCTTTCCCCTATATTAAATCAACTGAAACACAGGAGTAATTATCATGGCATACATATGCAGAAACTATCAAGAAGCAGAGCTTCTATTCGAAGATCGCGGGCCAGTACGCAGTAGTAAGTGGCAACCCAACGAGCGACCACTTGACCCCAAGCCAGTAGCACACCACCGCCTCATCCAAGGCAGTAACTCTTACGGCAAGTACTTCGACGTCAAGCTGTATCAGACTATCATGGCGCGGTTCTACGAGCCCAAGGTAGAGGACGGCAAGCGTGTTGAGCGTAGGTTGTACATGGGTCACGCATCACAGACTAGTATGCAGTTCATGCGTCACACGTTACGTGTTGAGTGTGGTGTGAATACTATTTGGGATGATGAGATGCTTGTGGATGATCGCACCATCATGCCCATCTACACCAAGCACTTCATGGTTGACGAGGACAACACGCCGTTCAGCTTGGACGCTGTGTTTGTCGATGGCAAGTTAGATACTGCGGAGTCTGAGCATACCAAGCACTACCGACTAGTCGCGGACACCGATGTCCGCAAGTACAAGGCAAAGGTTGCCGCACACTTCGAGCCATACATCATGCTTGCACAGATGCGTATGCCAGAGTTCAAAGCTGAGTGCAATCTTGACTACAAGTATGGTCAAGCGTTCGGTGGGGAGGGATACAACCGCGCATACTACATGGCGATACAAGAGATGTGGAATGACCCCGAGCCACGGCAACAGGACATTGATGTGTTCTTTGAGATGTGTCAGAGTGCTTACAACATCATCGCCTCCAAGCGTGGTGCTGACCAAGAGGGCTTCCAAATGAAGGGTTCTTGGTATACCCGCAACACAACCACCGACCACACAGTTGACGACTTGAAGAAGCCCATCGAGATGGTCGAGTTCAGGCGTGCCATCCTTGACAGGATACAGAGATACGTTGGCAGTAACTCACTTAAGAAACCAGAGGAGGTGAAACAATTCCCGAAACATTCTGAATACCCACGTAGTAATATCCACACCTGAGTAGCATCAGGGTTTCCGATAGGTTGTCAAGTCTTTGACAACCTATGCTATAATTTCTTTAAACAAAACAGGAGAAGCACTATGAGCTATGAGAAGATGACTCTCAATCAGAGAGTCCAAGCCGCAAACATTGACTGTATGCGTCACCCTAAATTCGCTTTGCTGTCTGGCGTCATCATGCTAGGCAAGAGCGAGGTGTCTACCAAGATACCAACTGCCGCGACCAATGGTCGTGACAAGAAGTATGGCGCTGACTTCATCGCACCACTCAACCGCAAGCAGATGCGCTACCTTGTACTGCATGAGAACTTTCACGTTGCACTCAAGCACTGCATCTTGTTCAAAGAGTACACACGCAAGATGCCTAAGCTTACCAACATAGCACACGACTATGTGGTCAATGCACTCATCGAGGAACTCGACCCTGACTTCAAGTTTGTTGAGCGTCCTACTGAGTCGTTGTGCATTGATCGCAAGTACTTCGGTTGGTCATTCCCACAGGTACTCAACGACCTCATCAAGAGTGGGCGTAAGGAACCTGATAAGGGTGACAAGGGTGATGGTGATGGCGGTGACTTCGATGAGCCCCTTGATGCACACGAGGATGGTGAGTTCGATGACAACCCAGTCGAGCAAGACAAGCTAGGCAAGCAGATCGACGATGCCAATCGTCAAGGCGAGATACTTGCACGTAAGCTTGCGGGTAAAGAGGGTGGTGGTCGTGACATCTTAGGCACAGCCAAGGAACGCATGACTGACTGGAAGCAAGCATTGCAGGAATGGATTAGCGCTATCTCTGCGGGCGATGACAACTCACGCTTCTGCCCTCCCAACAAACGCTTGCTCGCATCGGGCTTCGTTATGCCATCACACTTCACTGAGTCAGTCGGTGAGTTGATACTTGCTGTCGATACATCGGGCTCTATGTATCCGTACTATCGTCTGCTGTTCGGTGAGATCGCTCGCATCTGCAACATCACCAAGCCTGCGGGTGTGCGTGTGTTGTGGTGGGACACTACTGTATGTGGTGACCAAGCGTTCAAGCCTGCTGACTACGAACAGATCGCCTCACTCATGAACCCCAAGGGTGGTGGCGGTACTACTCCTGATGTTGTTGTCGACTACATCAAGGAACACAAGATCGACGCTCGGGCAATCGTCTGGTTGACAGATGGTTACCTTGGTTGCGATACCCCGAATACCCCAATGCCATCTCTGTGGGGTGTGGTAGAGAACGAGTCATTCGTTCCTACCTATGGCAAAGTCTTGCACATTTCTGTTTAACTTAATCTTTGGAGATCTTTATCATGAATCAATTCTTATCTGCATCACAAGTTGTTTCCCTCATCGCCGCTGTCGGTGACAAGCGCACAGTAATTGTGGAGGGCGAGAACGGCATCGGCAAGACTGCCCTGTTCCATGCCCTGCGTAAGCTACCCAAGTTTGCTGACCACATCGCTGTGCAACCTATCGACTGCACTCAGTTGTCTGACGGCTCTGTGTGGATGCCTGACCTTGATCGTGAGAATGGCGTGTCTCGTGAGTTACCCAACGAGCGCTTCGGTGTCAGTGCGTTCAATCAACTTGGTGTCAACAACTCCAAGCCTATCCTCGTAGGTCTGGACGAGATCGCCAAGGCACCGCAGTTCATCAAGAACGTGTTGGCTCCGATCATCTATGAGCGCAGGGTCGGCAACCTGAGCATGCCTGAGGGTAGTGTCGTTGTGTGCTTCACCAATCTATCTATCGAGGGTCTTGGTGATTCCATCCAAGCGCACTTACGTAATCGTCTGGTGTTCGTCAAGATGCGTAAGCCTAGCGCTGATGAGTGGGTCAAGTGGGCTACTGACAATGGCGTCAACCCAATGATTATTGCTTTCGTCAGCAACGAGCCACGCGTTATGCAATCGTTCCTTGACTACGAGAAGGGCGGTATGTTCGAGGGCAAGGACTTGTCCAAGGACAACGGCTTCATCTTCAACCCCAAGTCTACGCAACTTGCATACGCTACACCTCGCTCGTTGGTTGCCGCTAGTGACATCCTCGATGCGGGTCTTGGTGTTCTCGATGACGACACACTTGAGGCGGCTCTCGTTGGTACTGTCGGTGCTACTACTGCACAGGCATTGTCATCGTTCATTCGCTTCGGTCGTGAGATCTGTGAGTATGCGCGTGTCATCAAGTCACCTGACACAGCACCGCTGTCTGACAATCCCACAGCACAGCTTATCCAAGTATTCCAGTTCGTTACTCGTGTAGCGGACAGGACAGAAGCAGAAGCCATCGTCAAGTACGTATGGCGTATGCGTGCAGAGATGCAGTCAATCTTCTGCAACACAGTAGCAACAAGTCAGCGTGTGGCTTTGTTCGCTACGATCAATGAGTTCGGTCGCATGTTAGCCGAGCACAAAATCTTTTTCTCAACCAAGTAATGCGAAAGAAGAAAAAGAAACCTGTACCACCACCTATTGCGTATCACGCTAGATGGTGGCCTAACGACCCTGTTCGCAAGCGTGCATCAATCCAAATTAAACGAGGCTCTGACGTAGTCTACGAAGTTTGGTTTGATGACATCAACGAACAGGAACTGCAACAAATGGAATCCGTAATCTTAGACCTTTATATAGTAGGAGTTAATCATGAATACAACTAGTACCCCCCGCCTCAACATCGACACATGCGCAATGCTTGTGGAGTTCAACGCTTCTGTGTGGACAGCACGTAAGCTAGACAAGACTACCACCAACGAAGTGGTAGCAAGCAAGAACGCGGGGGCTAAAGATGCCGCCCGTGTCAACAAGCACCTGCTCGCAGGTCGCACCGAGTTGGACATCATCCAACAAGCGGTCGGTCGCGCACGTCAATTCGTGTACGACAACACAGCACCTTGGTCTGACTCAGGTCTGCGTCTCTTACCTACTGTCAACTTCATGAAGTTCACTGAGCGCATGAATGACTTCGAGGAAGAGATGGAGACGCTGGTCAAGGCTTTCGTTGTTATCTACCCTACGCTTATCACAGCGCAGGCATTGGCTCTCGGTGACATGTTCAAGAGAGATGACTACCCATCCGCTAATGAGATGATGACTAAGTTCTCATTCCGCGTTAACTACATGCCAGTCCCATCATCGGGTGACTTCCGTGTAGACGTAGGCAACCAAGCACAGGCAGAACTCAAGCAACGTCTTGAGTCTCTGACACAGGAACGCATCGACTCTGCTATGGCAGACGTGCGTGAGAGACTTAGCACCCACCTCAAACGTATGTCAGACAGATTGACTACTGACTATGTAGGCGGTGAGGCTAAGCAAAGGCGCTTCCACGACACGCTTGTCGATGGTGCGCTTGAGTTGTGTGATCTCACTAAGGCATTGAACGTGACAAACGACACAACGCTTGAGACTGCACGTAGTCAGTTAGAGCAGTTACTTGTGGGCGTGACGCCTGCTGATCTGCGTAAGAACGAGGCTATTCGTCAAGACGTCAAGAAGAACGTCGATGCCATCCTCGACAAGTTTAACTTCTGAAAGGTACACCATGGACACCACATACTTAACCAAGGTTCGTCGCATCTTTGCCACCTACGATGCACCACCTGAAACAATTCGTAGCTATCAACGCCAATGGGTGCGCTCAATCCGCACTCTGGGTAACAAGTGGTTGGTTGCTCGCCCTGTTCCACGCTTGGAGTCGTGATGCGCTTTCGTCGTACTGCTACACCCAAGAAGTACCTGTCTGCGGGGGAGGTAGAGAGTCGTCTGTATGGCGCACCTCTGCCTGACCTACATAAGCACACGCGCCCCCTTAGTGGGGGTGCGTTGGAAGCGAAAGAAATACTCAACAACCTAGCACCAAGAAAGGGAACACTCATCATGCCTGATCTACAGTCAGCACTCAAAAACGCAATCGAATCGTGGGAGCCAACTCCCACAGGACAACAACTCAAGGAGAAACTTATGCCCAAGCAATCATTCCCAATTCAGAACAATGTTACCCGCGTAGTATTTGATTACGTGAAACTCCACCCCGGCACGACATCCGCCGCCGCCAGTCGTGATCTAGTTAAGCATGGATTTAAAGAGTCATCAGTCACAGCACTCATGGCGCAGTTCGTTCGTGCGGGGCTTGCTGTGCGAGATAACAACCACGGCTATCGTGTTACTGTGGACGAGTACACACCTATGAAGGCGAGCGCTAAGTACGCCAAGAAGACTGCGAAAGTCAAGCCAGCGACCACTAAAGACCACAAGCGACCACAAGCGACCGCAAATGACGGCATTGCCGCGCTACAACCTGATGCTACCGCCGTCAAGCGAATGGTGAATACTATTGTGTTCGGTAAGCCTCCAGAAGAAGTTATCAAGAACATGACTGTGTTGCAAGCACGCGAGTTGTACGACTACCTCAAGAGAATCTTCGGCGGATAGTATGACGTGGCCCTTTCCCCTATTCCCAAACCCCAAGGACAAGGGCAACCGAGTCCCTAAATTTAACCCCGACAACCACGAGGATGCACCAAGATGACACAAGATGAAATCATTGCGATGCTCAGAGCATCGTGCGACAAAGACAAAGTAGACCCTGAGCAAAATGGCTTTTGGATAATCCATACTGATGAACTTGAAGCCTTTGCCAAGCTAGTAGCAGAGCATGAGCGTGAGGCGTGTGCCGATATTGCTGAGAATTGGAACAGCAATGGCATGCCTAGAACTGGAGTAGCAAATGAAATCCGAGCAAGGAGAAGAACACATGAAGAAGCTCAGTGAAACCACGGCAAGGACAACCATCGGCATGATGCGTTCAATGGCAAGTCATGTACCAATCAGCCCCTTTCATTTGCAAGCCGCTAAAGATATGGAAGACATGCTTGCAGAACTGTCGGAGTTACGCAAGCTGGGCAGAGGTAGCGGTAAGCGCAATGACGTACTAGAAGAAGTGGCGTTGGAGTTTGAGAAGATGAAAAACTTCGGTGACACAAGCGCAAGCTTTGCTGTGTTTGTGCGGAGTATGAAAAAGTGAAAAGCAATCACAACATCATTCGAGAACTACTCAAACAGTACCCCGATGGTTTGAAGTCAAGCGATATAGCTAAGCTCACGGGCATAGACAATCGTTCTGTCAACAAATCATTGGAGGGTGTGTTTGGTGTGTACGTAGATCGGTGGGAGAAGTCAACTCACCGCAATACACTAGCCGCAATATGGGTCGTCGTTGACGTACCCGAGAACTGCCCGAAACCAAATAACATGGGCAGAAGAACCAAATTAAATTCAAAGGACTGACGTGTTCACGATAAGATGATTTGTGCAAGCCCAGTAGATGCGACCACACTTTGTCGGCAACAAGGGGCGTCCAGTCCTTTGAGTATTGACCTCTTGTTGCCATTCCGCAACGCGACACGAGGGGGCGCGTAATCTACTTTACCCCCTCACCTAATTAACAGGAGGTTGACATGTCAACACCAGAAGTAAAAGTCAAGAAGCAGATACGCAAGATACTAGATGAGTTGGGCGTGTACTACGCCATGCCCATCGGGACAGGGTACGGGAACTCGGGCGTGCCTGACTTCCTTGTATGTGCTAACGGCAAGTTCGTTGGCATTGAAGCGAAAGCAGGTAGGGGTAAAACCACCGCGCTACAAGAAGCCCATCTGAGCCGCATACGTGGCGCAGGGGGGACGGCAGTTGTCATTAACGAAGACAACATACACACATTAAAGGAGGTTTTATCATGACGGAAATGATGTCACAAGAAGAGTTAGAGCAACGTGTTGGAGAGATGTCGGATGCCGAGCAAGCACACTTCAAGCTACTCATACACAAGTTGGTCATGTGCTACGGCAAAGGCAACGCGCAAGCTGTTGTCATCATGGGTCGTGCGGAAGATAGCATAGCGGGAGTCGTCACCCTAAACTGTGATGAGATGGAGGCGTCGCAACTCATGTTGGCGGCAAACGATTTTTTCGGCTTTCTAAACGTCGTGGACGCACCGCCCAAGGAGAAGTTTAATTGACCAAACCATTCGACAAAATAATAACCATCGACTTTGAGACGTACTGGGACAGCAAAGAGTACACGCTCTCTAAGATGACAACCGAGGAGTACATACGCCATGAAAAATTTAGAGCGTTCGGAGCTTGCGTCCATGTATACGGAAGCGATGAACCAATTAGATGGTTTGGAGATACAGAGTTACGTGAGTACCTTGATGGGGTCGACTGGGGACGAACCGCAGTGCTTGCCCACAACGCACAGTTCGATGTATCAATTATGGAGTGGAGATACAACGCCCGACCATGTTTCATCTTCGACACGTTATCGATGGCGCGAGCTTTACGTGGCGTGGAAGTTGGTAACAGTCTTGCCAAGCTTTCCAACGACTTTGGACTTGCCCCAAAGGGTAACGCTATTTACTCGACAAACGGATTGTCCGAACTTACCCCTGTTGTTGAGGAAGAACTTGCGAACTACTGCAAACATGATGTGTATCTGTGCGAGGAAATATTCAAGAGACTTGTTGTTGCTTACCCATCCAAAGAGTTAAGGCTCATAGACATGACGCTCAAGATGTATACGCGTCCGCTGTTGCAATTAGATCAACCAATGTTAATCAAGGCATTAGCCGAGGAAGGAAACGCTCGTGAACAACTACTTCAGAGGCTCGGCGTGGAAGATGCTGAGTTGGCATCGAACCCAAAGTTTGCTGAACTACTTACAAAACTCGGTGTGGTTCCGCCAACCAAGACAAGTAAGACGACAGGCAGGACAACACTTGCCCTCGCTAAAAATGATGCCCTATTTCAGACGTTGCTTAACAGTGAACGTGAAGACGTTGCCTTACTTTGTCAAGCGCGTCTTAAAGTTAAATCAACCACTGAGAGAACGCGTGCCCAAAGATTCCTTGACATCGGCAAACGCGGCACGCTTCCGGTTCCGCTCTCGTACTACGGGGCGCAGACGGGTAGGTGGACGGCGGCCAAAGGCTCGGCCATCAACATGCAAAACCTCAAGCGAGGTTCGTTCCTACGTAAAGCAATTATGGCTCCCGAGGGCTATCAACTGGTCGTTGGGGACTTATCTCAGATTGAACCGCGAGTTCTCGCATGGCTTTCGGATTACCAAGATATGCTCGACATCTTCAAGGGAGGTGGTGACCCTTACGCGGCTTTCGGGGCTCAAATGTTTAACATACCGAACCTCACCAAAGACTCTCATCCAGACCTACGCCAATCTGCAAAGTCTGCGCTACTTGGGTGCGGTTACGGCCTCGGTTGGGCTTCGTTTGCCTCTCAACTACTCGTCGGATTCCTCGGTGCACCACCGGTCAGGTATTCGAAAGACTTTGCTAAGAGGTTAGGCGTTGACTCGGAGTACGCTGAATCATTCGCCAAGTGGAACGGCAACGACGAGAAGATGTTTGACATCCCACACACTTGTTCTACCAAGGAGTTGTTGCATCATGTGCTTGCGTCCAAAGCTATCATAGATACGTATAGGAGAACCGCGCACCCTGTTGTAGCGTTCTGGAGTCTCTGTGAAACAGCTTTACACAGGGCGCTTGTCAATGGTGAGGAACTGGTGTATAAATGTGTTACGTTCCGCAAAGGTGAGATAGAATTACCAAACGGGATGAAGTTGTTGTACCCCAATCTTCGCTATGAGAAGGACGACAAAGGTAGGAGCCAAGCAGTCTACGGGCCACACGCTACCAAGTTGTATGCAGGGAAAATAACGAACAACATTACGCAGGCATTAGCACGTATTGTTATGACGGATGGTATGTTGAGGGTAGCAAAGAAATACCCAATCGCAGGCACAGTGCATGACGAACTGATTGCTGTTGTACCTGACGATGAAGTGGTTGACGCTAAGACTTGGGTCTTGGCGCAAATGACTATGGAGCCAAGCTATATGCAAGGTATTCCATTGGACGCTGACGGTGGCGCTCACCGTAGATATGGGTTAGCAAAAAACTAGGAGAAGCAATGCAGATACCAAAACAAGTATCGGTTGGCAGAAAGACGTATGTCATTACCCGACCGCACACAATCCAAGACCCTGCGTCTTATGGGCGCACGTACTACGACGAGAACCGCATTGAGATAGCGCGGTTCGACAATCAAGGCAACACGTTTGAGCAAGAAGAAATCGACGACACGTTCTGGCATGAGCTTACACACTGCATCCTGTACGACATGGGCAACAGCCTGTGTGACAACGAGCGCTTCGTTACAGCTTTCGCCAACCGCCTTTCTCAAGCAGTCAACTCAGCAAAATTATGAAACAACCCGCATGGTCACACTCAGCCCTCAAAGATTTCGAGGGTTGCCAACGCCGATACCAAGAGGTCAAGGTCTTGAAGAACTACCCGTTCACTGAGACTGAGGCAACACGTTACGGCAATCAGGTACACAAGGCTATTGAGGACTACATCGGAGAGGGTAAACCAATACCGCCTGAGTACTCACAGTTTCAACCTGTGGTGGACGCCATGCTGAAGAAGAGTGGGCGCAAGCTTGCCGAGTATGAGATGGCGCTGACTGTCGACCTCAAGCCAACAGGTTGGAAAGACAAAGACGTATGGGTGCGCGGCATTGCTGACATCCTAGTCGTTGACGACGACAACCTCACAGCTTGGGTGGGTGACTGGAAGACTGGCAACAACAAGTATCCGGATAGAGATCAGCTTGTCCTGATGTCGCTCATGGTGTTTGCCCACTTCCCACACATCCGCAAGGTCAACTCTGCTCTGCTATTCATTGTCAAGAACGACATGGTCAAGATGTCGATGGCGCGAGAAGATGCCGACAAACACTGGTGGGACTACCGCGAGCGTACTGCGCGGCTTGAAGCTAGCTTTGCCAACGATGTGTGGAACCCAAACCAAACACCTCTGTGCGGGTGGTGTCCAGTAAAAACCTGCGAATTTAATAAGAAACACTAGGAGAAACAAATGGCCTTACATTCACCAAACGAGTTCACGCAAACCCCATGCAAATGCCACATTTGCCATCAAGAAATTAGAGAAGACCAATACGCCATCGAGCACTCAGACCATGGCGTGCTATCGCAGAGCACAGACCCCCGAGTGGCCAACATACACGACCACATTGAGGGCTACGTGTCATTGTGGTTTCACCCAGAATGTGCGACAGTTATGGCGTTGCGCCTTGCTCATGACGTAATGCGCGTCAAAATGGGTAAAGATCAACCCGCCCGAGTGGTAGACAGCCTAAGGGCGATCTCAAAAGTTAACCAAGCCAGATAGGAAAACTCATCATGCCTTACGCACCCGGCAACCGCCCATCGTATGAACCATATCAAAAAACTGAGAAAGCCAAGAAAGCTAGAGCCGCTTCAAACAAAGCGCGGCGCATGCTTGAACGTGAAGGACTAGTACATAAAGGAGACGGCAAAGATGTCGACCACAAAAAGCCATTATCAAAAGGTGGAACGACCACACGTTCGAATCTCCGCGTCAAAGACGCGAGCGCAAACCGTTCGTATGCGCGAAAGTCAGACCACTCTATTAAGTGACATACCTACTACAAGACTTATTGATCTCTGGGTAGCGCGTTGGGGACATGACTGGGTTGATCTACAGGATGTAGTAAGCGACCCATTCTACAAAGACGCGTATGACCGAATGAGAAGAGAAGGTGAACTTGAGGTTCACTTCCTAACCGACCGCTCTAAGTATGTGTGTCGCAACCCAAAATAAATTAAGGAGAAGCAAATGGGAATGGTAAAAACTAAGATGATAGAAGATGCGTTAGATGCGCTGAACAGATCTATGGCTACGTTCAACCCTAACAATCACCCTGTGTACTCAATACCTTTATCCGAACTTGTCAATCTATGGCGTGCAAAGTTTGGGGATACGTGGATAGACGTATCGGAGTTAGACGATGACTTTTGGGAAGACGCATCTGCACGCTTACATAAAAACAAATTGATGGAAGAACTTGACCATCACTCCGGTAACACGCCTTGGGCTAGGTTGAGGGAAGATGTGTAATGCAAATCGTCGACGACAAGGCGCTTGTACTGCGCACACGCAACCCACACAAGTACGCGATCATTCCGAAGCACAAGATCATCTCTGAGTCAGAGGGTATCTTTGAGGTAGCTGTGTACTGGGGGCTCGATGAGTCTCGCGTGCTACGCAACCTCGGTGTGAAGGATGTGCCATCGCCTATCACTAGGCGCTATGACTGGCCGGGAAAGTTTATACCAATGGCTCACCAAATAGAGACAGCGGCTTTCCTCACACTTAACCGCAGAGCGTTCTGCTTTAACGACCCCGGAACTGGCAAGACTTTATCTGCGCTATGGGCGGCTGACTTCTTGATGAAGCGTGGCGAAGTTCGTCGCATACTTATTCTCTGCCCCTTGTCCATCATGCACAGCGCATGGATGGGTGACATCAACCGAAGCGTGATACACAGGAGTGCCGTTGTCGCGCACCACTCTCAAGCTAGTCGGCGCATTGAAATGATTCAGCAAGACTACGAGATTGTGATTGCCAACTATGACGGCCTGAACTTGATTGCTTCTGAGATCACCGCTGATGGTAGGTTCGACTTGGTGATTGTCGATGAAGCCAACGCATACAAGAACCCGTCTACTCGCAGATGGAAGACACTTGCGTCAATCATCAAGCCTGAGACATACCTGTGGATGATGACGGGTACGCCTGCATCGCAGTCACCAGTGGATGCGTACGGTCTTGCTAAGTTTGTTAACCCAAGCGGTGTGCCTAAGTTCCAGACATCGTGGCGCGACAAAGTGATGAACAAGATCAGCATGTTCAAGTGGGCTCCGAAGGCTAACGCCAAAGACTTAGTGTTTGCGGCGCTTCAACCTGCAATACGTTTCACCAAAGATCAATGCCTTGACTTGCCTCCTGTCATCACAGTCACACGCGAAGTGCCAATGACACCACAGCAGGCTAAGTACTACAAGCTACTCAAAGAGCAAATGCTTTTCCAAGCTGCCGGAGAAACAATCAGTGCCGTCAACGCAGGCGTTGCCGTAAACAAGTTGCTACAGATTAGTTGCGGTGCCGCGTACACAGACGAGAAAGAAGTTGTAGAGTTCGATGCCGCGCCTCGCCTTGGTGTATTGGAGGAGGTGTTAGAAGAGACAAGCCGCAAGGTCATCATCTTCGCGCTGTTCCGCTCAAGCATTGATACCATTGTCAAGTATCTTATTAAACACGGCTACGCCGTTGACCAGATTCATGGCGACGTGTCTGCAACCAAGCGTGGTCAGATCATCAACGACTTTCAGACCACCGACAACATCCGCGTGTTGGTGTTGCAACCACAAGCGACCGCACACGGGATTACCCTAACTGCCGCTGACACAGTTGTGTTCTTCGGCCCACTGATGTCTGTTGAGATGTATACGCAGTGCATAGCACGAGCCGACCGCAAAGGTCAAGACTCAGACAAGGTCACTGTGGTGCACATTGAATCAAGCCCGATAGAAAAGAAATTATTCAACGCAATGAATACAAAAGTTTCCGATCACGCTTTGCTTGTCGGCATGTTCGACAGTGAAGTAAAAAATATTTAAGAAAGGAGTTGCAAATCAATTTAATCGTGCTATGCTGTCAAACCATTGACAATAAAATAATTTAAGGAGAAGCAAAATGTTAGCTATAGATGATGAGGAGTCTGCTCCTCAGGAAGCGCCGACAGAGGTCACTGTCCCCATGGACAAGTTGGCGAAGGTGTACCGCAAGATGCAATCACGCATACAAGAGTTAACCGCTCAGTATGAGAATGAGATTGAAGACATCAAGCGTCAGCAAGAAGCGGTGAAGATCGCGCTTAAAGACCAGATGCTCAAGCTTGGTGTATCAAGTGTGCGCACAGACCAAGGTACCGTGGTGTTGTCTACCAAGACACGCTACAACACACAGGACTGGGACTCGTTCAAAGAGTTCATCAAAGAACACGATGCGTTGGACTTGTTGGAGAAGCGTATTGCGCAGACCAACATGGCTACGTTCTTGTCTGAGAATCCCAGTCTAGTCCCCGCAGGGCTCAACTCTATGACAGAGTACGCCATTTCAGTTCGTAAACCAACCAAGTAATCAGGAGAAAACTATGAGCAATGTAGCTCTATTCAACCCATCCCAAGCCCCCGCGTTCGCAAAGAACCGCACCTCGTTGTCCCCCATTGCCAAAGCCCTAGCCGGTGGTGCAGTCGGTAACCGTACCAAGAGCATCTCCATCAAAGGCGGTGTGTTTCGTTTGAACGAAGGCGGCAAAGAGATCGCCGCTATCGAAGAGCGCTACCTCGATGTGGTGATTGTCAATGCCGCGCCTGATGTTTCACGCGTGTTTTATGCGAAAGCATACGATGGTGAAGTGTCTGCGCCTGACTGCTGGTCACAAGATGGCAAGACACCAAGCCCCGAAGCAAGCAACCCACAGCACAACAAATGTGATGGTTGCGAGCAGAACATTGCAGGTTCAGGTCAAAACAACAGTCGCGCTTGCCGCTACCAACAACACATTGCTGTAGTGTTGGCCAATGATATGGAAGGTGCTGTGCTCAAGCTGACTGTGCCTGCCAAGTCTGTGTTTGGTAAAGAAGAAGGTGACAACCGCGCTCTGCAAGCATACGCTCGTCACTTGGGTGCACAGAACATTGACCCATCTGAGGTCATCACCCGCATGAAGTTCGACACCAAGTCTGAAGCACCCAAGCTGTTCTTCAAGGCTATGCGTTGGTTGACTGACGACGAGTTCCCAACCATTCAGCAACAAGGCAAGACAGACACCGCTGTTAAGGCTGTGACAATGTCTTTCTCTAAGTCTGAGAGCGTTGCCGCCCCTGCACCTTTGAAGCTTGAAGGCAAGCGCCCTGCGCCTGTGGTTGAGGAAGAGGTGGAAGCCCCCGCACCCAAGGCTAAGACCAAAGCCAAAGCCGCCCCTCTGCCCGCAGAAGATGACGAAGAGCCCGTAGTCCGCAAGGAAGAGAAGAAGCCCAACGCCGTGCCCAAGGCCAAGGCTGACTTGTCTGCCATGGTGGACGACTGGGATGAGAACGAGTAAAGGAGCAGATGATGAGACTTATGACGCGTGACTCTACACCAAGAGAATTTCAAAAAGTTTATCGCAAGGGTGATGTGGTTTATGTTCCACACTTTCGTAATAGCGATATGTTTGTAGGCCCCGGATACCCCCGTTTCACAAAACAACTCTACAACGAGTTTGAACTCGTTAGAGGAGGCGCTGTGCAAGAAAGCATGCCTTTGTGGACAAGGGGTAAGTACGGTATCGTTGACGACGGAAACCCATAAATATCGGGGGGAACGTCGCGCAATTTTTAGCTTGCAGACGAGCGGCTAGTACCCCCACCTACACCATGCCATATTCATCACAAGTAATTAACACAGTCAAGAAAGCGCCTAAGACGTTGGGTAACCAACTCGGGCGATGGGCTGTGCATCACGACTTCTCTGCCATCAAAGTATCCAAAGCAACAGGAGCCTCTCGGCAATCTGTTTACAACTGGTTTGGTGGCGGTGAAGTCTTCGTGGCTTACCGCCCTGCGGTAGAGTCTCTTCTTAAAATTTTGCAGTCGTCCGGTAGTGGCGATGACGCTTGGAGAAAAACATGCAAAGCATTCAACCTAACAACTTAAGCGATGAAGAAATACTGCGTCAGGTATACCTGATGGGTAATGAGATGCTCCCAAAAGAATGGGTAGAAGTTCTGTGTGAGCGTTTTGCCAAAGCGCTTGACTACTATCAAGACAGATACGATGAAGGCTTTGCTGACGGCTCTGCCAACGGCTTAGACCACGGAACCAAGCGAGGATTTGAAGAAGGTTTTGCCGCAGGCGTAGCACACGCAAACGACCCCGAACTAAAATAACCAAAGGATACACATGACATCCGCTGAGTTTTTAGCGGTGGTTTTGCCGTCCGAAGGTTTTGGCCTGTATTGCGCGGTAGAACTCACAAAGAAGAAAGAGCATGTATATGCGGCAAAGATTGAGGAACTCATCCCGACGATTGAGGAGTGGCACGCCAACAACTACGACGTCTTCTATGCCTTAGCTACCTTTGACAAGAAGCGCGGCGCTGAAGATGCGCAGTACCTCAAGTCGTTTTTCGTTGACTTGGATGGCTACGCTACCAAGAAAGCGGCGGCTGATGCGCTGATTGAGTTTCTCCAGAAGTCTGGGCTTGATTCGCTAGGTACGCCATGGGTGGTTGACTCAGGTGGGGGCTTGCATTGCTACTGGCCATTGAAGGACGAGATTCCTGCGACTATATGGAAACCCGTTGCCGAGAACTTGAAGCGTCTGTGCAAACAGGAAGGCTTCAACATCGACATGACGGTGACTGCGGACACTGCGCGCATCTTACGTGTGCCCGGAACTGCCAACAACAAGAAGAAGTATGCAACGCCGCGCCCTGTCCGAATAGTCCAAGAGGGTGACATTTTTGACTTCTCGACTTTTTCACCACTTGTTTATGAGAAGTTGGAAGAGGTGCCAGTTGTTCATGCTCCTGCACCCAAGCTAGACCTCCCCGGCCAACGCCCACAAAGCGCTCAGACTCGCGGTCAGGTCAAGCTGATACAAGATAGCTTCACGCTGTTTGGGAACTTCGAGAACCAGTGTGGTCAGATTCAAGACTACATTGCAACGGCTACCGAGGACGGCAAGGAACCCATCTGGCGTGGACTACTGTCTTGGGCGAAGGTCTGTGAGGATGGCTCAGAGAAGGCGATCTGGTTGTCGGACATGCACCCGTACCCACACGAGCGGATGCACCAGAAGATTGCTGAGATTAAAGGGCCATACGCCTGCATGAAGATGGACAGCGAGAATCCCGGAATTTGTACTAAGTGCAAGCACTGGGGCAAGATCACCAACCCCCTGATACTGGGGCGCGAGATCAAGGTGGACAACACCGCCAAAGAAATCATGCTGTCTGCGCCTGCTGAAGAAGACTTCGACGAGAGCGAGCTTGACTCTGAGGAAGCCTACGAGCCAGAAGATACGGGTTTACCCCTAGCACCCAGCGTGGTACGTCCTGTGCCCCCTCGTGGCTACAGCTATGGCGAGCATGGTGGTGTGTACTGCACACGTACCGAAGAGGACGAAGAAGGCAAGAAGTCCAAGAAGAATATTCAACTGGTTCCCTACGACTTGTTTGTGGTTGATCTGTTGAAGATGGAGAACGACCACCTGATTCACATGGCCGCTGTGCGACCCGAAGGCGTGCAGACGCTTAACTTTCCACAGAAATCTATTGTCAGCAAGGACGAGACGCTCAAGTGGTTGGCTAGTCAGAACATTGTGTCAACCTTTGCGGGTCACGACAAGACGCTGTTTGAGTATGTACGCTCATGCGTGGGTGAAGCTTCTCAGAACCGCAAACCAGTCGAGGTGCCGTTCCAATGTGGATGGCAGGCAGATCAGTCGTTTGTTTACAACAACCGCGTGTTCAGCAAAGATGGGCGCGAGACTCGAATACCTATGCCCGGGCTTGAGAACATCAACCGCAACACCAACGGCAAAGGCGACTTGGCTACGTGGCGTCACTTGTGGAAGACAATCTTTGTGGAGAAAGAGGGCATGGAGACAGCCTTGGCTGTGGCTCTGGATTCCTTTGGATCACCGCTTATGCGCTTTACTGAGTACGAAGGCTTCGTCTGGCACATCGGTTCACAGTGGTCAGGTACGGGTAAATCCCTAGTACTTAGCGCCAAGGCAGGCATCTGGGGTCACCCCCTGCGCTACCGCACAGGTAAGAGTACTTCTCCTGTTGCAATGCAACAAAGGGCGGGGTTGCTTAACAGCATGCCGCTTCTGATCGACGAGATCACCAACACTCAGCGCAAAGACATGGAGTGGGCACCTGCCTTTATCTTCGACTACGCAGAGGGTCAGGGCAAAGAACGTATGGAGTCTGGCTCCAACAAGGAACGTATCAACAACAGTACGTGGACGGCTACCTGTACGATGACGTCCAACACGAAGCTGACCGACTACATGGCGGGGGCGCGAGCCCACAGCTCCAACGGCGAGCTACTGCGTATGCTTGAGTGGACGCCTCACATCAAGCTGAAGTTTACAGCGGAAGAGCGCAAGGTATTGCTTGAGATCAAGCGCAACTACGGCGTGGCAGGAGAAGCTTGGGTGCGTTGGCTAGCGGTTAATCAGAAGACTGCCGAGGAGATTGTGCGCAAGGTTCACATCCACTTGAAGAAGGTCTTTAACTTCAACGACGATGAGCGCTACTGGCATGCGGGTTGTACTACAACTGTAGCGGCGGCTATTCTTTTGCGTAAAGAGTACTCTGGCATCCTAGACGTTGAGATCAACAAGGTCATCAACGCTCTCAAAGGACTTGTGGAGAAAGCTCGCGGCATCATGAAGAACAGCGTGCGCTCTGCTGAAGACGTGCTCAACGCCTACATCGGTGACAACTACGGAAGCTTTATTGTTCTGAAGAAAGTCGAGGGCAGAATCCTAGCAGCGTGGGGCGATAACGGCGACATCGTTGACCGCTCGACCACCAAGAGCAAGGTGCTCGGCAGAGTTGAGCATGGGCTTATGGCACCGGGTTACAGAGAGTTCTACATTGAGGAGCAGTTACTTAAGAAGCATTGCGTGAGCATGAGCTTTGGCTACGACGAGTTTAAGGCGCAGATGGAGGAGTTGTTTACTTGCAAGTACGTCAAGAAAGATATGCTGTCCCGTACCAACGGCCCTGCCATGCGTGTGAACACCATGCACATAACTTTTAGGGACGAAGTCTTTGATGGAAATAATATATCCGTGGGCGAAGCTAAAGCCGGGTGAGGGCTTCTTCGTACCGGGGCTAGATGTGGAAAAGGTGAGGGAGTTAGGCTTACGTGCCGCTCTCCCTCACCGCATCCAAGCGCGTGCTGTCGTGGGTATTAAGAACCACCAACTAGGCGTATGGTTTTATCGGAAATTTCCCGCGTCGTATTTGCAAGCCCAATCTTCATCTTCCTGATCTCGTCAAGCTGTTTACGCTTTTCTGCAGGCGTCATAGTAGAGGAAGCAACCGCACGCTCTGCTTGAGTCAACATATTCATGTTTGCTTTGAACGTGTTGGCAAGCTCTGCCTGCATGTAGTCCGTGCCGCGCTTGGTCATCAAGGCTTGGGCTTCTTGCACTTTGCCGTCTTTCAACAAGCTGTCGACAGTAGACTTGACTTGAACATACTCGTTCATGCGTTCGTACACAGAGTTGATGATGCCGCCTGCGTCATTGGGCTGGAACGCACCGCCTAAGATTGGGTACTCAGACAGGCGTCTGACCGCACGCTCTGGGGTTTCTTTAGCCGGTACGCCAAGGCTGATAGCCTGCAAGAAAGCCAGACCCATCGTTCCTGTATAGCCACTGACAAGCGCCTCAATCTTAATTGGAGATATACCCAAGGTACTACCAACCAGCTTGGCGGCGTCGGTTGTGTTGACGCGGTACTGTTCTTCAGGCAACAACTGTTTCTCGCGTGCTGACAGAATGTCGCGGCCTGTGTAGAACGACTTGCCAAGACCTACCTCGATCAAAGGCTTGGCCGCTTGCGGTATACCATACGACGAACCGCCGGGGACTGTCTGCAACAAGATCTGCTTGAACGCCTTGATTGCTTCTTCCCCGCCATGCTCAGTGGTCATGGTGTTGTACAGCGCCTCAGGGATAGCTTTGAAGATGTAGCCAATCTCAAACGGCACAGGGACTTTGATGGGCTCGTCCAATCCGGGCAGACGTATAAACCAGTTGCCATACTTCTGGTCTGGTGTAGCGTTCTTGTAGGCTTCGTCGTCCTCCATCATCACGGCGTAGGCAAACGTAGCCGCCGCCATCATGCCGCCTCGCTGCAACATCTTTTCACGGATGCGCAGTTGATCGTTGAAAGGCATCTTGCCAGACATCGCCTTGTACATCACGTTCAGACCTTGAATCTGTGCGTTGAAGAAAGGAATCAACGAGTTGAGTACATGCACGCTTGGAGAAGCTCCGCGCTTGTTAAAGTTCATGGACTCAAGAGCCATGAGTGTTGCTTCCATTTCAGACAAGCCTTGCTCAATGTAGCTGTTGTACTGGGCACGACGCGTAAGCGCGTCAGCCTCCATACCCATTGCTTCAAACCTTCCCAAAGCTTTCATCCAACCGGGCTGACCGTCCGAAATCTCGCGCAAGATCATGGACAAGTCTTCGCTTGTGCCACGGAAGTACTGCCCGCCCACAATACCGCGCTTCTCTAGCTTCTCTTTAGCCGTGCCGTTGAGCTCGCGCAGTGCGCCAACAATAGGGGTGAAGTCAGCGCCAGACAGGATAGGAGCCGCTAATGAGTCACGGAACAACTGCTTGGCCATGTACAAGGGGCTCAGCGTAATAGCTTTACGTAAGACTTGCGCAGGCATAGCCATGACACGGAACAGGAACGGCATCTGCGTGGGGATACCCTCCATGCCCTTAACCAGCAAGTCGGCAGGCACGCCCGTCTCAAACTCCTTGTTGCCGATCATCACCTTCTCAGTAGCAACGATTGCGTAACGGTCATCTCCGTCTACTTTAAACTTAACAACGTCTGAGCCGTCAGCTTTCTTTACAAGCGTAGCGGCCTTCAGGTCGACCAGTTCCATGACTGCGTTCTTGGTTGCAAGGTTACGCATGCCCATGTCTACCAACATGTTGGTGTTCTGCACTGAGCTGGTCATGAAGTCGATGATGGCTGTGTCGCCTCCCACTAACTTGTCTAGGTAAGGTTGCTCCGCAATACTTCCAATGCGGATTGGGTTCTCGTTGCCGATCACCAACTCGACGACACCTTTGCGCTCACGATAGAACGGGATGTAGTCGTCCTCTGCCACAAGCTTCTTGACAAGCGCTTTAGACAAAGCGCCAGTGCTGGCTACAAAGTCCAAAAGGTCGCGATTGTACTTGTTGTACTCTGTGCGGGCTTCCTCAAACACCTTCTTCAGCGGTGCGTTCTTGTTAACCAAAGCAGTAACTTCATCAAGCATAGCTTCTGTCAACACAGGTTTGCCGTCCTTGTCGGTGCCAAAGTTGAGCGTATCAATACCTTTGTTCTTGGCACGAATAGCCGCCATGTATGTTGTAAACACTTGGTTGACAGCCTCGCCGTTACCAATGTACTGATTAGCCTCTTTCAACTTGTTCACAACACCAGCAATACTGGCACCGCCTGTTGTCTCAACAAGTCGCTCAACACGGCCATCATCACGCTTTATCTCGCGAATTGAGGGCGCTCCATCAGACACAGCCTTAGACACAATGTTCATGCGTTGGTCGTACGAACGGAGGTAGTACAACATCTGGGTGCCCTTGAGCGGCTCCATGTACTTAGCCAAACGCTCAAAGCCTGCAAAGCGGTCAACAAGCTGTGTCTCAAACGCAAGGCCGGACGTGTTGGCTTTGATGCTATCCCACCAAGTCTTGTCCTGCGCCACAACTTTTTTCATGGTTGCGCGTACGTTATTGAACTCAGGATTGTCGTATGCAATCAAAGGCGCTGGAAGAGAGTCTGAACGTGGGTCAACACCCGCTTCGTAGATTTCTGTCTTTGTGCGCTGCATGATTTCTTCTGTCAGCACCATGCTCTCGGCAAACAAAGACTGCATTGCCTTAGCAGGCATGCTAAATGAGCGGCTCAAGAACTCTACCAAACGTGTCAGCAAACTCTTGCGCGGCATGTCCGACGGAATCTCAGCCAGCATCTTTTGGAACTCAGGGTTTGCAAAAGTCTCTGCAAGGAACTCTTTGTTGTTTGTCAGGCCGTACAAGTCTGGGAAGTAGGGCATACCGTCAAAGGTTTTCTGACGAAAATTCTTTTCTAACCAAGCTTCGCCTTCTGGCGTAAAAGACCACTGCTCAACACGCTCGCGTAGCACAGTAACGCGATTGTCTAATGCCTTGTCTTGGGTCAACATCTTTACAGATGCGGCATGAACAAGTTCGTGCAAAAGCGTTTGCATTGGGTCAAGCTTGGCCTCGCTAACAATCACCATGTCTAGGCTAGGGACGTAGTAGCCTGCCGCGCTTCCCATATAGCTGTGCATAGCCGTCTCAGATGCAAACACTCGACCGCTGTACTTGTCTGGCTTTGCATCCGCAAACACTTCTTGCATGCGCTCAAACAGCGCTTTTTGGTTTGCATTCTTTGCACGCTTCGCGCCATACTCAGCGGCTTGGGCAAAGCTTAATCCGTTGTACCCAATGTCTGTGGCCAGTTTAACGCCAAGTTGATTAAACTTACTGTTTGCCTGAGAGTCAGAAACTGTTAACGGTTTTTCTGCTTTTAGTTTGGCCGGAGCCAAAGTAGGCGGTGTCTTTTCGCCACGGAAACCACCGCCGGGAACAGTGATGACAACGTCATCCGCAGTTATTCCTTCTAAGAAGTCAATTCGTTTCTGAATGCGGCTAGCAAGCGTTGGGTTGCTGTTCTTGTACAAACCTGCGTCTGACTTCAAGCCTACCAAGATACGGCTCTTTGCGGCTTGAAACTTACTAGCATGCGTTTGATTAACGCCAGCCACACGCATATACATGCCATGCACATCGCTAAGCAAACTGCGCTCAGTTGCGTCTGTCAACTCTGCTACAGGTGTGCCCTTGTATGTAAACGTGGGGCCCAAAGACATAGCATCAAAGTCAAGGTCAAACTGTGTACGAGCTTCGCTAAAGTCAACAGATGTACGACCACCGCCAAAGATGCCGCGCACGTCGTCAGAAGAAACAAACGCGCCTAAGTCCAACGTGTCTTTCACACGCTCACGCTTTTTCTCAGGCGACAACAATGTCTTAATACTTTGAGAAGCAGGCACATTGCCCGTGCGCAAAGGTTTGCCTTTGGCTTGACCAACAGAGCTTAGTGTTGTTGCGGCTTTCTGTTTTCTGCGAGGCTTGCCTTCTTGGTCTACTTCGTATTGCGCTTCCACAGATTCCATAGACTGCAACACGCCAACTTTAGCCATAGCCATAATGCGCGTGTTGTCTGACTGCGTTTCGTCGTTGATAATTTTCTTTAACTCACTGAGGTCATCAGGGCCGGGGATGCTTTCAGCTTCTAGCATCAAGCCAGTTACTTCATCAACGTACGTATTAAAAGCGGCTTCTTTGCGTGCAGTGCGAATAAACGCGTCTTCTTCTTTATCCAGCGCTTCCATTGCTTTGTTACGCAACACTTCTGCTTCTTTTTCAGCAGTAGTCTGAATGCGCTCGACCTTGCCTTCTTCGCGCTTGATGCCTTCGCCGCCAAGCTTATCTTTCCAGAAGTCTTCTAGCTTCTGTGTTTCTGTTTTAGCAACTTCTTTAAATTCCGTGGCACGTTTCTCAGCGGCTTTAAGCGTAGCTCTTTGTGCGTCAGCGTTTTTCTTAGCTTGTTGGTAGGCAAATGGGTACGAACCGGGTTTGTCAAGGACGCTCTCCCCGCGCATGGTGGCAAGGTTGGCTTCCAGCATTTCTAAATACTGGCGTTCCATCTTGACGTTGCCATCAAGCATGGCTTGTGCTACGGCGTAACCGCCGTCGTGTTCAGTTGAACGCTCGTTAACTAAATCGCCTAGTTCTGTTTCCTGTGCTTCAACTTGTTTCTTGAGGTCGTCAATGACGCCCTTCTTTTCTGCGTAACGGAACAACTCGTACGTGGCAAGCTCGGTGCGGTTAGCGCCTCCTTCTTGTGCCAACACGCTATCAAAGCGTTTCTTAATTTTGTCTAGTTCTGCTTGTTCTTTATCAAGCGTTGTCTTAGCTTTTTCAAGATCGGCACTGGCTTTACTAACTACGGGGTCAAGCAGGAACGCCATTGCGTCGTCCATCTCCCGGCGAGCATTGGTAATCGCTTTCTCTACTGCTTGCTGATATGTGTCGCGTTGTTGCTTAATAGCTTTCTCAGAATTAAGCATTGCTTTCTGTTCAGCGGATATAACCACTGAACCTTGCATAGCTTTCTTAACTTGCTTAATAGCTTCGCGTAGGGGGGCCAGTCTGTCGTTCAAAGCTTTTGCTGCTGCGCGAACGTTTACATTGGTGTCTTGCATGAACGCCAACAACTGATTGTCTGTGTCGTTAAGACGGCGTCCGTCAGCTAACAGCCTCATGGCTTCATCAATTTGCTTTCTATACTTGGGCAGGTGTTCTGTTTTAAACTCCCTTACCAAACGTTCGGCAATCTGCTGTTCTTGCGCAGACATAGGCTGGAGCGTGCGGTACTTTTCTAGAATAACTTTTTCTTCTGGCGTTGTGCCTGCTTCTGGCATACCCACAAACACTTTTGCTAACGCCTCGTCAGAGTAGCGGCTTGTGTCTTTCCAAAAGTACTGCGTGTCTGCAATTATGCTGTCGCCACGTTCTTTGACTCTTTCAAGGAACTGCATGCGCTTGGCCACTGTCGCTTTTCTTACTAGCCGTTCTTGTTCAGACTTCTTAAACAGACTACGCGCTTTATCAAGCGCTTCCCATACAGGGCGTATGCGTGGAGAGTTGGCAAAGTTCTTTGGTGTTGCTCGGATGTAGCCTAACTCTTCTTGCGCCTCCGGGAACAACGCCTTCTGTCCTTGCGGCACAGTCTCAGTAGCGCGGATAGCATCCTTGATAGCTTGAATATCTACCTGCTTAACGTCGCGTCCTGCGACGATGGCGTCTACTACGGGCTCGACCTTGTCCAGAATCTCACGCGTAGCTTGGTTCTTATCCATCAAGTCAGCGGCAGCATTGAGGGCATCACGGGCACCCGGACGCATTGCACCCATCTTAGACATCTTGTTGCGTACAAATTCTGTACGGCGGCGCAGTTCACCGCGAAGAGTGGTCGCTGTTTCACCGCGAGCTTCGGCAGTCTTCTTAGCTTCCGTTTCTTTAAACTGTCGTTTGAGTACACCTGTTTCTACACGAGTGGGTTTGACGTCAGGCTTCTCGTAGAGAATCCGCATTGCTTCTTTAATGCGTTCTTGAAACTGCGCCACTTCTTGTGGCTGCATGCTTGATACACCTTCTTTGACTACGCGGCGTTCTGTTTTTGCGGCGCGTACAACTTTGTTTGCTCGCATCTGAGCAGGCTCAACAATGACTTCTTCGTACTCAGCGCGTACTGGTTTTTGTTTTGAGCGGGCGACCCATTCGTTAATCGAGTCGTATATGTTAGATGCAGCTTTAATTGCTTCGTCTTGGGTAATGGCAGGCTGACCTGCGGCACGGCGGTTCAACGCGGCTTCTTGTAGTGCTGAAGAAATAATCTGACCGCGTACTTGTTCAGCTTGGTTGGTCAACGACTGTTCTGTGGAGGCAGATACCCCTTTGCCAAAACCAACAAGTTGCGTTTCCATTTCTCCGGTATCTGGATTACGTACTCGTTCAGTTTCTTTACCAAGTGTTTGTTCGGTGCGCAGTTGCTCGGTGATGTCGCTCAGCTTGGCCATGGCCTCTTGCTGTTGACGGCGTGCGGCAACAACTTCACGAGCGTAGTCACCACCTTCTTTACTAAGCTGGTCGATCTTGGCAAGGGCTGTCTTGCCTTTGGTCAAAGCTTCCATGGCTGCGGCACGCTCTGGCGCACCGCGCTTACCTTGGGATGGCATCGCGTAGCGGGCTGTGCGGTAGTCTTGGTCAGCCTTGTCTACTTCTGCAATCAATGAATCCAGCTTCTCTCGGATCTGTTCGCCGCGAGGTATGGGCTTGACCTTATCGCTGACCTTGATGACGGGCTCTCGATCAAGCGCCTTCTCAAACATTGGGTCAAGGTAATCAAAGTTTGGCTCAACGTTTTTCTTTTGCTCTTCCACCTGCGCTTCAGACTCCTTGAACATAGCCATCTGATCTTTAGGCTGTGTAAGTTTCTGTTGGTCAAACGCCTGCTCTTGCTCGCGTTGTTTAATAGCGGTCTTGGCTTCAGCGGCTACGCGTGTTTTAAGCACGTCGTATATTTCTTCGCTACGCAGACCTTCAGGCAAACCTGTCAATGTTGGGCGTGTTTGTACAAGCTGCTGGGCTTTGGTAAAGTCCTGCATCAAATAGTCCACGTAGTCTTTCTTAGCTTCAGACTTGTACTTGGGTGTGTAACTAGCCGCCGTGTTCATCTGGTCGTTAGCCAACGCAATGCGTTGGTCAGCGTACTCAGCAACTTGTTGACGAGGGGTTAGTTCAGCCGGTGGCTTGGGAGGTGTAGCAATCTGTTGCTCATACAACTCAGGCTCCAGCTCTTTCTTCTGTTCTTCTGTCTCAGGCGGCAGGCCAAACGCATACTCCTGAGGCGTGAGCTTGGCAACACGCTCTTGCTCTGCCATCTGGCCAAGCATGCCTTTGGCTTTGTAGTAGTCCTCGGAAAGCGGCGCAATCTCTTTGGTCAGTTCTCTAAGCTGTGCATTAAGCTGCGTATTAAACGCTTTGTCAGCATCGTACGTAGGTGAGTCTTTTGTTACTTTCTTAAACTGCGCAATTATGTCTTGCTTTTGTTTAGCCAGTGCGTCGTACTTCTGCACAACTTCTTGTGCGTACTCAGGCTTTGTCTTACGCTGACGCTCTTCTTCAAGGCGTTGCTCTTCCTCGGCACGAAGCGTGGCATATTCGTCTTGGGGTTTAGGCCCACCCTTGGCACGACGACCGAGCGCTAAGTCAAGCAAGCCCTGAGCTAACGCGCCAACTCCGCCGCCATAAGCAGCGGACTCACCAACGCCCTCAATAATTTCTTGTTCTGCTTTGTATATACCTTTTGAGATCAGGTTTTGCGCAGCTTGAGACGCAGCTTCCTGCGCGGCTTCTTCACCACCGGCCATCAATGCACGTTTAATGTAAGAAACAACGCCTTGAGCTACAGGTTGGCCAAGGCGACTCAAAATACGAGCAGGCGCAAACATCTCGCTAATACCAACAGCGGCACCAAGAGCGGTTGAAGCCGTCTGCTGTCCTTCAGTTGCGCCCTCTGCGGCTGACTTCTCTACTTGATAACCGGCTCCTGCTCCAGAACCTAACGCAGCCATGATCCCGCGCCCTGCTAAACCAAACGGCCCTGCGGCCAAGAAAGGAGCAATAGAGCCTGTAGCTTCACCAAACTTCCGCGCCACCGTGTCTTCGTAGCCCGGCGCAGCTTCAAACGGTTTTTTAAGGGACGCGGCGGTTTCTTTAATTGATCGCTGCGCAGCTTTTTCTTGTTCCTCTGGCAGCAAAGCAGAGATACCAACACCGGCTTGTTCTACCAACCCAATAGCGCCGGGGGCTAGACCTTTGAAGAACTCTTTGGCTTGACCGCCAACAGTGGTTTCTTTTTTCTCAGGAGCTTTGGAAGCAAAGGCTTCCGGATACATGCGCTGTGCCCGCTCCCACGTTTGTGCAGGAGTTTCGCCCTCCCTAATGGTTACAAATCTACCGTCTGGTAAAGGGAGTGCTTGTGGCATGTTATGTCCTAATTGTGCGGCTTGAGATTAACCCCCGATAAGGCCGAACCTACCGGGGTGTGTATATTATGGCAGTAAATTGCTACCTTGAGCAATGCTCACAGGCTTAAGCCCGCTTGCCGCCTGTTCTTTCTGCAACTGGCGAATAGTAATTGCTCTAGCTCGTTCGTCAGGATCTTTGGAAGTTTCCATTGCCTTAAGTCTTGCTTCGCCAACCATCCCTGAATATTCTTTCAGTCTTTCTTGCAGACCTTTAGCATCGGGGCCCATTGTCTCGGCGTAGTAGGCAAGACCTTTTCTGACATCTCCACCGCCAAGGCCACCGTAGAACTTAGACTGTGCGTCAGGCGCGTTAAGCGTAGCCATAGTACGAGCGGTTTGAGCGCCTTCTGAATACATTAACCGCTTACTAGCTTCGGCGTTATCCACCATTTTTCCAAAAATACTGCTAGAAATTTCAGCTTCTTTACCAGTAACTTGCATAACAGCGTTTGTAAAGAGTCGGTTGGACTCAGACAAACGCGTGTCAGCTTTCTCTTCAAAAGCTTGTTGAGACTTAAAGTCATCGCGGCCTTCAGCGCGTCGTGCATTCTCGATGTCAGCCATAGCTTTGTTGCGTTCTTTGGCCGCTTTCTTAAACTCTTTAAGCGCGTCGCCGTAATCACCCAGCCCGGCCATAGCGCCTTTGGCAATGTTTGTAGCCGCGTTGGGGGATTCTCCAGCAGCCATGGCCAAGAAGCCTTTCATCAAAGACATCAGACCGGCCTTTTCTTTGTCGGTGGTGTCTTGCAGTTCTTCCGATTTCAACAACTTTTCATAACCTGCATAAGCAGGGCCTTTTTCTTTGTTGAATGCGTCAAGCTGTGCAAGGCGTGTTTCTTTCTGACCGGCAATATCTTGCCGCTCTTGTAGCTGCTGCTGCTCTAAACGCCGTATTTGCGCGGAAGAATCATAAAACTCTGTGGCTTTTGCTTTTGCATCTGCCGCAGTTGGCTCTTTAAGTGTTGCAATACCCGTAGGCATTTTAATTTGAGGTGCAGGCGCGGCACCGGGGGGTGGAGGCGGGGCTTTGTCAGCGATAGCAGCTTTGTTTCTAGCCGCTTTTTCGTTAGCCATCAAAACATCGTCGGGGTTAACAACGTCTTTGGGAGCGCCCATTTGTTTCTGACCGGGCTTCTTAGTCATCTCAGCTTGATAGAATGCTTTTTCGTCTTCCGTAGCAATGCCTGAGTGAATGCGATAAGCAATCTCACTTAACGTGGCTTGCTTTTTCTTTTCCCCCATGTAGCCTGAAAACCGCTCAAACATTGTTTGATTCTCTGGAGAACCTGCTTGGGTAAACTCGGCACGCGGTTGAACCGCTGTCATACCGGGAATATTAAACATAGGGTTACTACTAACCAAACTGCCATCCCCGCCCATAGCCTTTGGCACGCCTTGATAGCGAGGGACGTGACCGCCACCTGCCATACTCATGACGGGGCCACCAGCTTGGGCAAAGTTAAACATCCCGCCATCGGCCATACCAACGTCTTCGTCGTAGCCAGCAATACCGCCATCCGCCATGTTCTGCATATTGGGCGTGGGGATTTGCGCTATGCCTTGGTTCTCTGGAAGCTGTTGCTGAGCCATCCCCGCAATAGCGGCATCGGCTACTTTGGGTTGAGGCATCGCACCCGCTTGTCCTTGCCCTGCCGCACGAAGTTGTTTGCGTTGGTTGCTCTCGGACACTGCTAAAGACAAAATGTACGGGTCGCCCTTGTGCATCATGGCGTATTTTTGCAACGCCTGATCTGGTAAACCCCGCAGAGTTGTCGTGATTTGGTTTACATCAATCATATTCTTCAACCCATGTTATAGATTGCTAATTCAGCCAAACCTGCTGGGCGGCGTTCCAAGTCGCCGGTGGCTCCACCAGCCGCACCAAACAACTTAGCGCCAGTCAGTGCCGCGCCGCCTAGACCTGCAACTTGAGATACGGCAGATGGGGGCGTCTGATACACAGAGCTTGACTGCTGAGTCAACGGTAATCCGCGTAGGATGTCAGACATGAAGCCCATCTGTTTGTATGGGTAGTTCTGATAGTTTAAGAAGTCTTGGTATTGGTTGTTTAATACGTTCTGTACTTGCTGTTGCTGCTGACCACCAAACTGGTTCTGCAAATTCAATATACCCATGTTTTGGCCGTACTGCGTGTTGCCAATGTTCGCTAGGTTGCCTGCGGCAGTGTTGGCTGTCTGCAAACCTTGAAGTCCCAAGCCTGCGCCAAACTGTTGCTGCTGTGCGTTTAGTTGGTTCTGGGTATTGAACTGCTGCATAGCTTGGTTGTATGCATCTTGCAAACCTTTGGACTGGATGTCACCCATTTGCATGCCAAGATTGCGCTCGCGCTCAGCTCGCATGATTGCGTCTCTACCGCCACCAAAAGCACCGGCTTTAGTAGCTTGAGCTTGTTGTTGAGTGCCCGCAATATCTGACTGGCGCTGAGCTTCACGCTTCTGGATGTCCACCACGTTCTGCATGTAGGGGTTCATTAACCCTTGGGCATTAGCAGAAGTGAAGTTAGCTGGGTTAAATGTGTACTGTGTATTCAGCGCACCCAAACCGGACATACCCGCCAGCGCTGTAGCGTCGCCCAACTGAGGAGCTGCCTGCATCGTCCCTGCGTTTTGATATGCCTGTTGCTGCAAAGGAGTGAACTGCGCAACGCGATCCCCCTGATACTGCATGTAGGGGTTTTGCTCAGTGTCAGTAAAGTACTGCGCTTTACCCAGCATCTCCTCTACAAACGGCTTAGCGTAGTCGGGGATTGAGGTTTGCGATATCGTCTGTTGGGATTCTTGTAAAGCCATGATCTATTCCTTACGCTGGAAGATATTTGTCAGCACGGCTGTTGGCCGCTACTTTGTTCTTGCCTGTGGTCTTACCCCGTGCTTTTTGAACACGATCCATCATGGCATACAGTTTACGTGCGCCAGCTTCTGTGGAGCCATTACCCAGCTCAGACACAATACGGGCAGGCACTACAAACTCACCATCGGCAAGGCGTGCGGGTTGTTGCTTCTGGCCAATGGTTGCAGGGATGCTGTCAGACACGCCATCACCGGGGCCTTTGAGCAAACGACCGCCATCAGAATATGAGCCCAAAGAGCCAAGACCGCCACCAACTGCGTAGCCCATCATGCCGCCCATAGCAGCAAGTTCTTTTCCTGAAGCGTCGTACGTCTTGTTATTGTTGCCCAAGTAAGTGCCGTTGTCTTGTAACACTGCAGTGATGGTTTCAGTGTTATAGCCTGACGAATCAGTTATTGTAATACTAGGAGCTTTGCCTGCTTTAGCGGCTGTAGCTGCAGATGCAGTCTTCTCGGACTGTGTTTTTGGCTCCACGTACACTGGGTTTTTCACCATCTTGCCGTCAACATTGATATACTTTTTCTTGGTCAGATCGGTGGGATAGCCAAGAACGGCTTCTTCGTAAGGCTTGGCAATTTCTGTGGCTACAGATCTAGTTGGGTATCTAGCTGCGCCGGGAGTCCCTGCACCTTTGCCGATCAGGTAGTTGTAAGCCGCCAGTGAGTCGCTGCCCTGTGTGTTGTACAGCTTGTCATGCTCTTCAGGAGTTGTGGGAATGTAGGGGGTGTATCCCAAGCTACCGCCACCAGCAGTGTAAGCGCTCTTGAGATTTTCTATGCCAGTAAACCCGCCGTATGGACGACCGGGAGCATTGGGTGTTACTGTACGAGAATTGTCTGGGTTTGTAAGGATATCGCCGGGGGTGGCAATAGACACCGTGTCGCCTTTGTAATCCACACCCGTTTTGTTACCGGAACCATAGTTGCCAAACGCACCGTTGTCATAAACAGTAGCACCGGGAAGTTGTACTGCGCCGGGGACAACACTCTGTCTTTGCGCATTGGCGGCATCGTAACGGCGCTGCACTTCGTCTGTGGACAAGCCAAAAGCTCTAGCGGCATCCAAAACAGAATAGTTATTGGTGTCCATAAAGTTGGCCCAATTTGCGTCAGAAACGTTGCCTTTGAGTTGGTCAGACAAAGCGTAAGCGCCTTTGTGTATGCCGTATTGCTCTGCAATATCTGCTTTTGAAAACCCTTGCGTTGCGTAGTTAGGGTCAACTGCAGTCATTGCTGCATAGTACTCATTAGGGTCAATGCCTTGTGCTGTCAATTGGTTATAAAAACCTGCTGTACCCGAACCGCCTTTTGTTGCTGTTGGATCGGTGTACCCAGAAGTCAGACTAGCAATATAGCGATTGACTGCAACGGGGTCAGCGTTAGTAGTTTTAGTTGCCGCAGCAATGTCCGCAGTGGGGTTATCTGTCAGGTACTTACCAATCTGCTCGTTGGTGTATTGGTTATATGTAGGTGCAGCAGGGGGTGTAAATAAATTGATTCCTAGGCCAGCCAAACCAGAAGTGTCAAACCCTTTGTATGTGTCAGCCACATCTGCGGCGGTAATTTTGTTTGCTTGCGCAAGTTCATTCACTCGGGCGTAATCACCTGCGGCATAAGCTTTATCAATGTCTGCTTTAACTAAATCACCGATAGCAAAATGCTGAACGTCCCCACCATCAGCCAAAGCCACAATACCGCCGCCAGCCATAGGCGTGGCGTATGCGTCAGAGAAGTTACGTGCGCCCCATTCGCTAGCCAACACCGGAGCTAAAGCGCGGGGGGCTTGTGGGCGATCACCTGCCACATACTGGCGAATGTACGCGGGGTTTGTATTTGTGGGCGCTTTAGTTGTCGTCGGCACCATCATGTCTGCCATGATTGGCGAAGCTGCTGCGGCTAGGGGCATCATATTGTCTTTAAGAAACGCTCCCGGTGCGGTTTTAACGGCATCAAAACCTGCGGATAGCTTATCTATTCCCCCCATACCGCCAACTTTACTCATAGCCGCATCCCGCGCAGCTATAACTTGATCGGAATAGGCTTTTATTTGTTCTGGGGCTTGCCCTGCCAACGTAGGCATACTAGAAGCAAGTTCCCCTTGTACGGCGGCAGTTTCCAACCCAGCACCCAGACCCGCGCCACCATAAGCACCCAGCCCGGCCATGAGGCCCTTAGACAAACTGCCGGTAGCCAAACCCGTAACCCCGCCAACCAGCAAACCTGCAGAAGCCGCACTAGACAAACCGCCAAAAGCAATGCCCATACCAGCAGGGCCAAGTGCAAAGCCAGCAATTATTGGCAGTAAAGACTTCAGAAAGTTAGCTTCGGGTAAACCCGTATCTGGGTTGATTGTCAATGAGCCGCCGTGTTTCATGGCCAAAGCCTGTAGACCCTGCACTTCGTTGGGGGTCATGTGAACAAGCATAGAGTCGCCGTTGCGACCCTTGGTGGACATGTGGTTGGCTAGTACGTGCAGGCTCATAGTTGCCTCTCGGTATGGGGGTTGATTGAGTTTATCATGTTGGGAGCGCAGACACAAATGACATTGTTGCAATGGCTGACGGTATTGCTGGTCGTGTGGGGCTGGCGCTGGCGGGGTATTGCTCAATAGAAACACCCGTATCAGTTGTTCTCCATACTATTTCAATATAGTCGGTTGCGTTTAAACTTGCAAAATAATTAAGCGCTGCAATGATGTGGTATGGATCACTGGGAGATTTTCTTGGGGCCAAACCAAAACGGCTGTTTGAGTTATCCACGTTTGTGCCATTAACCTGAAACCAAATGTCTACATCTTGAGAAGCGTTTGTAGTGTTTGTTAGTTGAATGGAAAACTGCAAGTTGTATATTCCGGCATCGGTTACAGTAATTCTGCTATTGCTGGCTACACTCACACCATTTGAAAAGTCTGTAGTGTTAAATGTAATTGGATAGGCAACAGTTGTGCTGGCAGCTGATTGGTCTGTGGAATCTTGAAACGCGCCGTAAGGCACGCGCAACCCCGCTGTAGTTGTAGCGGTGTTTAGCTCTCTTGTAAAGTTATCAAGCTGGTTAAAATACAAACGTAGGACGTTGTTAAGCTGTTCAATGTAGCGTGAGCTGTACTCTTTAGGCGCTAACGGCAAGTTAGGCGCAGGTACCCGATTAAGATCGTACTCTGTAGTAACAACAAGAGTCATCGTCTGCCATCCGGTCTAATATCAATACGCGTTGCGCCAAGCTGCCACTGCGTGCCGAGGGTGTTGGATGCCGCTTTAAGAATTAACTGGCGACCACGTAGGCGTGTATTGACTTGTCCTGTAAAGCCTTCAGTGATTGTATACTGAACACCCGTAAGTTGATCTACGTTAGCCGCCACAGGCGTGCTTGTCCCAGAACCCGAGTTCTGCATCGGATAGACAGTTAGCGTTAGCTGCGCCGTTACATCAGGGTCTGAGCCAGAGAAACTCAAGTCGGGAAGCATGCGCCACACAAAGCCAAAGTTGTGGCCGTCTCCAATGTCAAACTCAGACGATGAAATGTATGCGTCAATTGCAGTGGGCGTGCCCGTAGCGTTATCGTCTACACCACTCTCATGGTCAACAAGATTGCCTGAAGTAGTTGCAATTGTATATGTAGCCCCAATTGGATAATTACGCAAGCCAGAGTCAAGCCAAGCTGTTCGCACCATAGTGCCGTAATACCAAACGTTTTCAATGTAGTTGTACACCACATACTTATCAATCGTAGTGCTATTGGCCGAGCAGTAGAACCACCACACTTCGTTAAAGCCTTCGTTGGTTCCCGCAAACACCTGATAACTTTGATTTAAATTTATATCTTGATAAACGTATTTACGCAAATCGCAATTCAATGTTTGTATACGACCGTCATATACGTAGAATTTATCAACCCCCATCCAGTACACAATGCCTGAAGCTACGATTGCTGCATTAGGGCCAAGAATAGAAATATTGTCACCCAAGAGCTGTGAACTCCACACAAACGGAGCGCCCAAGAACTGAAGCGAATACACAGAAGCGTCTGTAAACACCACGATCTCTTGACGAGTTTGAATAAATGAAACTATCTTTGAGCCGTGTGACAGGCGAATACTGCCTGCTTGATTTGTGATTGCCGGTGTCCACATGGTGGGGTTTTCCTGATCCGACCAGCGAATCAGCATGGGGTCTTGTACCGTACTACCATAATCGTTACTGCCAAACGCAAATACAAATCTACTTGCATCCGAAACAAGAATTCCGTTTTGTATAGTTGGAACATCAGATGCGCCAGCTAATGCCGTTAAAGGTATCCCGCGCAGTGATAGCGTTTGAACACCAGACTGTGTGCCTGATGTGTTAATGACGGTAGAAAGAGTGTAAGTTAAGCCTGTCGGTGTACCAGCAGTTGTTACGACACCAGAGCCGCCCGATGTAGTGGACAACGTAAATGTTGTAGAGCCATTGGTTGCAATGATGTAGTACGTTGTGGGGTCGACGTAACCTGTGATTGTGCCCGTACCGCCAAGCGTGCCGCTAATTGTAATTGACTGCCCAATAGACAGGGCAGGGGACATAGCTGTGCAAGAGAACTGCCCAGCAATACCCGTAATTGCTACACCACTAAGAGTAGTGGTAGCGCTGGACGCCACCGCAGATGTGCGCAAAGTAATTGTAGTCGTAGTCGGTACTGATGCTACGTAATATGTGATGTTGGGGTATAAAGGCGTTGGTAAAGCACCCGTAGTATCCAGCTGGATTGCATCGCTAATTGACAACCCGTGCGGGGTTTGAAACGTTAACACCGCAGGTGCCGCAATAGTGATAGTAAAAATTTGTCCTGTTAACTGGGGGCTAGCCCGCCAATAATAAATACCGCCAGCCAAAGGTGCAAAAATTAAATCTTCACCAAAATTGCTTTGCGTCCATAAACGCAAGCTAGAAGCGTCAGGCAAACCCGTCCCCCAAAGTCCTAGCCCCCACCCGCCAGCGCCCCAACCAACCAACGGCACTTCAAATGAAGGCCCAATTGGGATTTGATAAGAAGCTATGACAGACGCGCCTCCGCCGGGGGAACCCGCCGTATCAGTTGCGTTAGCTGCTACTGCAACATTAATTGTGTAAGAGCTGGTATTAATAACTGTTACTTGGTATTCAGCGTTTAATACTGCCGCCGTAATATTACCTCCCAAGCCAACTGCCCCATAAAACGTTACAAAATCGCCCGTGGCGGCTCCATGATCTGCATCAGTGACTGTAATAGTTTGTGAGCTTGTAGTGGCTACAAATGGATTGTTACCAATGACAGAAGAAGCGCGTATGGGTGTAATGTCGTAATAAGCTCCGCCATTTTCAATGTAAAATTTTAAATTAGTGCCAACGCCAATTAAATTTAAAAAAGAAAGTGTGACCCAATTCCACAAAGAACGACATACCCCTAGAAAATAATTTGTGGAAATTTGTACCCATCCACCAATCTTCTCTGGCGTACCTTGACGAAAGCGTACTTTGTCGCACTCATACCATCCACCCTCAGTGGTGTATCGAGTATTCTCCCGGTTGACGCCCGGCTTAAACAGTACTTTTTGTAACGGCATTGGCAACCTTTATTTACTGGCAACGCCTTTGGTCTTCTCAAAAGAACGCATACCGGCAATGCCCAAGATGCCTGATAATATCACCCAAAGCTGGTCTGCGTCTAGTACTGGAGGGGGATCCATACCCACAGGAACCCAGCCCATAGCTTGTAAATATTTCCATGCCCACTGGAACAGTGGATACAGTAGAAACTGATAGCCCATAGCCGCCACACCGATCCATCCAATGGCAGGACGCCAGCCGGAAACGAACACACTGGATGACGCAGCTTCAATCTTGTTGACCTCAATCTGCGCTAGGTCTGTGGCTTGGTCAATGCGCTTTTCTTCAAGATCAAGCTTACGTTGCTCAATCTCCATTTCCATTTTTTCTTTGTCGGTGGTAATCAGGTCGCCTGCAACCTTACCAACAGCTTCAATAATTGATCCAACGGCAAGCAAGCTCATTTCAAACCTTTCAATGTACGGTTCAGCCAACCCTTCAGGAACTTAACCTGCACGGGGTTCTTGTTGCAGATCTCTACGTACCGCGCAATCTTGGCTAAAGCGTACTGCTCTTTAAACCTTTGGCCGTCAGGTATCTGGTTAAGTTTCTCAACAGTCTTAGCCCCAATACCGCCGTCTGGCGTAGCACCAACAACCAACTGAGCCAGCTTGACCGCCATGCCCATGCCTGCGTTTACACCAAAGTTAAAGATGGTGTTGGCAACATCTTGGTTGAGGATTTCGTTACCGCGCATCTTGTCCCAAAACTCCACACGGTAGAACTCACGCACCATGGGTGTCAAAGAGCCGCCCATTTCCTTTTTGTCTACAAGCGCCCAACCGGGCCACTGCGGGTTTTTGTTACGGGCAATGCCAGCGTAGGTCATGCCACCCGTGTCGCCGGGAACTTCATGAAGGACGTAGCCACCCTCGTCAGCCATCATTAACTCAAAAGCAGGTTCAAACTGGGCCATTACTTCTCCTTTATTGTTTGCTTTTACTAAGCATGTTACTGGCAATCTGTAGCATTCCAATCGCCTTGGTTAAGTCCTTGGGTTCTTTATCCCAACCCACCGTGATCTGTCCAACAAACCTGCCCTGCTCTGGGGGTACGCTGACACGGCATCCAAACTTCACACCTTTGTCAATGTACCAAAGCCCAATCTCACTCTGAGGCACGTTGTATTCACTGCAAGGAATCTCATTAGCCATCAAAGCTACAACATCGCGGTTGTTGGCTGAACTCTGTGTAAACAGCCCCACATCCAAACCTTCGTGCGTTCTTTCCCTGCCTTCGCGGGTGTATGCACGGTACAAAATCCTTGTCCCAAACAACGGGTTTACTTTAAAGATGGCGACCACCGTTGCATTGGTGTTTTTAAACAGGTGCGCTGCAACATCTTCTGCCCTGTCTTCTGCAATCGCGGGCAGTTTCTTGTTCTCTTTATACGCTTCAAATAGGAACGCTTGGTTCTGCCAAATGAAATACCCAGAGAAAGCAAACACGGCCATGAGCACCAAGGCAAACAACTTGAACGGGCTATCCACATAGGACAGCACCTTGCTTAGAACGTCTGCTGGCTTCTCGTCACTCACAATCCCATCCTTCCAAGTAGCGCATTCACAATGCGGTCTGAAATAAAGTTTGGCAACACTGTAATCACATCCAGAAACAAGTTAGCTGCCCACCACGTACCAACAATCTTAAACGCCATATCAGCGGTCTTCTGGTACTCATTCATCAACCAAATATGGGTAAACCACTATCCAAAAAAAGTAATTTAAAGGAACAGCAGACCAAAGCAATACATCAAAAATTGTCATCTTCCACACCTGTTGGTAGCGCAGTGGTCTAAGATTTCAAAGATACCGTACGCACTCATCAGAAGAGTTAAAACAAGCCCACCAATTAACAAGCCAAGTTCCAAGTCCTCTTGGTCGGCTTTCTTTTTTCTTGCGGCGGATTCTTTTTCACGCCTAGCGTTGTGTGCGTCTTCTATGTCACTTGCGGCGGCTCTGGCTTTAATCCTCGCCCACACGTCCATTTTGTTTGCTTGGAAGAACAGTAACTCCACGCTTTTCTCAAACTCACGGGCCTGCTCCAAAGCCAACTCAATCTGCAAGGCCGTGCCCATAGAAGAGCCGCCTTTTTTCTTTGACTCTGCAACCGCTTTGTTAGCATCTGACTTGGCGTTAAAGTACTTGCCGAGCAGTGGGCCGAGCGAAGCTACGTCATCCACAGTCTTGGATGCTTGCTTAATTAACTTAACAGCACTCTGGATTCCCGCCAGTGCGGTTATGGGATCAATCACGGGAATGCCCAAAGAACAATATAACTGCCCGCTACGACAAAGCAGGCTACACAGGCTGCGGCAATGATTGCTTCAAACCAGTCCCACATCATTAACCTTAATTGGTTTAATAAATTCAGCAAAATTGTTTACATACGTTTTTTGTCCAATATGAGCGCAAGTCATTGAAGGGTCAATCCAAACCTTTCCGCCACATGCCCGCCACGCTTGGCAAAACGCATTGTCTTCACTAACCAACTCGCCATCAAAAGACAGCTTAACATTAAACACAAGCCTATTTGCTACGCCGTGGTTTGTATATGGCTCACTAACTTCCCAGACCTGTTGCAAAGCCTTCTTAGAAATTCGCATGAACCCAGTGCCAACGCACTCAACTTCTAACAAATCATTTTCAGGCGCTAACAAACCTTGAGGCAGCATCTTGACGTTAAAGTCAATGTTGACATCGGACTTCTTTGGTACAGTCCCTGCCACTACATCTACCGGATGATTGAGCAAACGAAAGACCCACTCCGGCTCCCATGCCTGATCGGAGTCAATAAATATTAAATCATCACAGTCTGTTTCCAAAGCCATGCGAACCAAATCATTCCTTGCTCTTTGGATAAGGGCATCATGGGCAATCTGCACCGGATACAGCGCCGCCTGATTCTGAGCAGCAAGACTCATGGTTCCCAGCAAAGAATGCAGGAACTCCACATGTACTTTGCCGTCATAGCACGGCGTTCCAATTAAGACTTTTCTCATGCTATGGATGAGTTGCTTTGTACAGATCAAACTCTGATTTAAGCTCTTGGATGGCTTTGACCAGAATTGGAATTAACGTGCCTGCAGAAGCTTCTAGTTTTTCAGGGTTAATATCAGACACCAAGTGTGGCACAGAGACTCCTGTGGTTGCCTGCGCTTGTTGAAGCTCTTGTGCAATAAAACCAAATTCTGTAATACCAACCTTTTGGCCGTCGCGCATGTTCCAATCAAAGGATACAGGGCGAAGTGCTTGCACAAAGTTTAAACCCGCTGGAATGTCCACAATGTTGGTTTTATCACGCGCATCGGACAACGCAGTAATAGATGTGACTTGGCATCGTAATGTGGTAATAGAGCCATCACCCAAGGTAATTGTGTTGTTGGCCGTAGGAGATGCTCCCATGGCGTTGTAACCAATGAATGTATTGCCAGTGCCTGTTGTGTTGGCTTGCGTTCCATTGCCATAACCTGATAAATAGCCAATAGCAGTATTGTTTACGCCTGTAGTATTTGAATACAGGGCGGTATCGCCTACTGCGGCATTGCCTGCGCCAATTGTATTTAAGTAAAGCGAGAGATAACCAACGGCTGTGTTTGACGAACCAGTGGTGGTGGTGTACAAAGCACTGTGTCCCAATGCCGCATTTCGGGAAGCGTTTGCTGTGTATAACGCGCTGGTGCCCACCGCCGCGTTTTGTGTACCGGTAGTGTTTACCGCTAAAGCGTTTGCGCCTATACCAACATTGTCCGTACCAACTGTATTTTGGCCTAATGAACCATACCCAACGGCAGTATTGGTAGTTCCTGTTGAGTTGGAAGTTAAGGCTTGCATCCCAACGGCAGTATTATTTGTACCGGTTGTATTGGTGTACAGTGCTTGCCAACCGCTTGCGGTATTTCCAGTGCCCACTGTATTGTTGTACAAAGCGTTATAACCAACTGCGCTGTTTCTAATGCCCGTGGTATTTTTGTTTAGTGAGTTATATCCAATAGCAGTATTGTTGTTGCCTGTAGTGTTTGAATACAAAGCAGCTATGCCAACTGCAACGTTGTAATCGCCCGAGTTGTTGTACAAGGCTGACGTGCCAATTCCAATATTTTGCGAACCCGCAAAACTTAAATACAGGGCTTGATGACCAATTGCTACATTGTTTATGCCAGTGGCGTTGTAGGCTAATGCTGAAGTGCCTACTGCTATATTTTGTACTCCTGTAGTGTTACTAAATAACGCCGAACCCCCTACTGCAGTATTGTTGTTGCCTGTAGTGTTGTAATAAAGCGTATTTGCCCCAATCGCAGTATTATATATTCCAACAGAGTTATTAAATAACGCCGTATACCCTACTGCAGTATTACTGGCGCCAGATGTATTTGCGCGTAATGCTTCTGAGCCTACAGCAACATTTGCGGTTCCTGTAATATTCCCAAACAAAGCTAGGTAGCCTAGTGCTGCATTATTTGTGCCATTGGTATTTGAACTAAGGGCCGCATAACCAACTGCCGTATTATTTGTGCCTGTCGTATTAGACGCTAATGCGCTGTTTCCAACTGCTGTGCTTGCGTTTGGGGAAGCACCGCTCCCTGCGCCTTTACCGACTGTCAAACCTTGCAAGCTAGAACTACCCGTCACTGTAAGAGTGGAGGAAGCTGTTAATGTTGTAAACGCTCCAGTCGCAGGAGTGGTCGCACCTACAGTGCCATTGATGTTAAAGCTGGCTGCAGTTCCGGTAATGTTTGTTCCCACCATTGAAGCTGGGGTATTTAGGATCGCACCATTACCTAACGTAGCTACACCGGTAACACCTAATGTTCCGGACAACGTAGCACTTGCGCCAGCCAATGTGCCCGTGATAGTGGGGGAGGCTGAAAGAACCAGATTACCACTACCTGTGGAAGTGGTTGTGCCCGTGCCACCGCTGGTAACTGGCAAAGCAGCGCCTAGCGTTAAAGAACTGAAATGTGAAGCCGCATCGACAACGTTTGTGCCGTTGTTGAAAACCAACGTAGCTTTACCAGCTGGAACAGTGATGCCTGTGCCGGTCGTATTCTTAACGGTTTTTGCGCCTGTCCCCGTGTTGTTAATCAGGTAAAACTTTTCAATTTGGCAACCTGAACCCAAGATTAAACTGCGTACAGAACCAATTCCGGTAGAGCTTTCAGTAATATTTAAACGCAAGTTTCTAGCAGCTTGCGTAGTAATGACGTCAGTAAGTGTGATTGTGACATCCGCATCTGTAGAAAAGTCTACCGTGGCGGAGCCTGTAATGGCCTCCCCCAGAACCGCGTCACCTAAGTTAGTGTTGGTGAGCGATCCCCAAGTGCCTGAATTTGCACCAGTTTCAAGCAATTCTACTTTTAGCGCAGACCATTGTGATGGCATTTTATACTCCCAATTTGTTTAAACACTTATGCCGTATTTACGGAATAACCGGGTTTTAGCCCAGCCCTTTAATACGAACTGCGGATCAGCGCTGTTGTTGACGTATTGGCAGGCATTGTGATCGTGAAGTTGGATGACGTTTTGTCACTTCCAAAGTCTAACACTGCAATAGAGGGCTTGCCTACCACTGAGTCGTTATAGATCAATGCGCACCGTGCCGTTATTGTGCCAGTCCACGCGACGTTTGGGAAGCCCACATACGCTGTTGCATCAGATGTAGATGACGAAACACTCACCGGCGTTAGGATCGCTCCACCCGGTGAGTACGGTGCTGCGCCCGATGTTGCTGATACTTCGTTTGAACTTGAATACGCTGTGGTATCCGCATTCAGGTCGGCGTTCGCCGTGTACAAGGCAATCTTGATAACGTCGGTGGTAAGCGCATGTATACCTTGGTACAACTCCGCTTTGAAACTTGTGGTTTGGGTCTGGACAATGCTCATTGCGGTGTGACCCTTGATTCAAAGCGGTAAGTGTCGGTTTGCTGTTTGCCATCGCCCAAGTTCTTCAAGAGTGCCAATGCTTCCATGTACTTTTGATTGTACAGCGCGGTCATATCAGCTTCACCCTTCATGTATGTGTTAGCTTCAACCAGTGTCCCGTACAACAGCACAGAGCTAAAGTTAGTACCAAGCCATGTAGTAGTCGCAGTAACAATTGACTCAGGCATGATGAAATAACTAAGGTCTGTTACGAATGCAGCACTGGGTGTAGGCCCAAGAATAAACTGCAGCGTAGTCACAGGTGAAGATGGGCCGTTGATTGCGTAGTACTTTGGAACCCCTGTTGTGGCTGGATTAGGGTATGCCTCTTGCATGAACGCAGGGTCTTTGTTAAGCAAGTAGATAAAATTCCCACTGGCGTCAACCACAGCAAACGAATACACAGCCAGAAAGTCTGTGGGTGCATTAAACGTATTAACGCTTGCCGTTAAAGCTGTGGTCGATGTCTTACGTAAATTGGGTAGCGACACTGAATTATAGATGCGCTGCTCCGCCTGCTGAATCATGGTGTTCATGTCAGTAGTGTCGAAGGTGTTCTGCGTGTAATCAGATACCGCAGTCACCAATTGGGAGTAAGTCAGCGCACCTAGTGTTGCCATATAAACCTCAAGCCATTGGGCCGCGAGCCGTTATACCTTTGGTAGCCGCGCCATTACCACGGGTAACGATGCCTGTCTCTTTCACAGACTCTCTGCCTTGTGAGTTGTTGTACATGCCAACACTCATGCGCGGCTGCATAGCTGCCAAACTTTCAAGGCCAGAATCTTTTCCGGGCATCGTGGTTGCTTTTACGGTCTTGCCACTCATAGTATGGGGCTTTGCGTAGGCAGAAGCGGGGAGATTGTTAACTTTGGGCATGATTAGCCTCCACGTTGATTGTTTACGCGTGCCATGTTGCGACCGACTTTCATCATCGCTTCGCCGGTCACACCAGAAGATTTTTTGCCGCCCTTGTCAGTGCCTTTTGTGGGGCCGCTGTTGGGGAATACTTTGACGTTTGTTTTGCCTTTTGAGGCAACGCCGTCAGCTGATTTTACGTACGCCATAATTAGCTCCTTAAGATATCGTTACTGTACCAACAATTGCTCTAGAAACCAAGTAGTTTGGTGTTAAAGCTGTATCAAAACTGCTGGCACCCCCAACTGGATTCCAGCCCCATTGAATGTCTCGACTGCCGCCTGTAGGGAGGCCCGTTGCATTTGGCCCTGCAGTTACATACGTTGTGTCCCTACGCGGGTTGCGTACAGCTTGTGGGTCATCCACCGGGTACATACCCAACTGCAACTGAGGCTGATCGGGATCCCAGCAGCTATCGCACACCAACAAGTTGTACGTCTTGGTCTTAATGACCTCTTTGCGTAGAGCTGTTAATTTGAATCGGAAGCCACACCTATCGCACATGGCGATGCTGTTCTTGCCAGAAGCAAACCTATTGCCCATTTCAAGTACCGCTTCCTATATACATCTGGCGCGGTACAAAGCGAACCGAAGCCTTCTCACGGTCTTCCGTAGAGGCTAAGTCCCAAGCCTCATCGTACTGCTGTTTAAGAACTGGTAGGCGCTCGGCCCCATTGGGAACCTTCAAAGCCAAGTAGTACGCCAAACCTGCCACCATGCAAGGCAAGAACCGGAACGGCACATCCATTGTGTTAATGCCAGTTCCTGCGTCGTCTATGCGGCGTAAACGCCAGTATACAAATGTGTACGTTTGTGAATTATCAGGAACAGGCCAAACGGTAATAGTAGGAATGTCCTGAAGGCGCTGAATCCAAACCTGAATAGGACGGGCTTGCTGCAACTTGTTTGGGATAGTGGCGTAGGTAGAAACACTGATACGCGTAATGGTCAAGTCCGCCTGTGTCGATGCGCTCCCTGCGCCTGTGCGAATGACGTGTTCCATCAAATCCACAGTGTCCGCCGGAAGGTTGTATGTGGCTGTACCGGGAACCAGAGCAATAGTCCCCTGCTCAAACGTCCACATGTTCAGGCCCCGATTAGCCCAATCAGCAAATAGAAGATTCAAACTTCGTCTTGCAGTGCGCAAGTCATAACCTGTGCGCATCTCAGAACCAGCACGCTCAAACGCTTCCTCAACGATCTCCGTGAGGTCAAGATTAAATGCAGTGGTTCCAGAGGTAGCCATTATCTAAATCCTGCTGTTTTCTTTGCAATCGTTTTGGGTTGCGCTACGAATTGTTTTCCGGCTTTTTTGCCAGCACGTTTCGCACGCGTTGTCGCAGCGTACTCACTAGGGCTGAGACTTTTGATCGCAGCTTCTGGAAGGTATCGCTCACCTGTTTTACTAGACGGTTTTCCACTTTTGGTTCCCCACTTTTGGTCGCCCCAGTCTTTCAATGATTTCTGAGGCGCTTTCAATCTCGGTAACCCCCGCCTGCCGCCTTGTACTTCTTGGCAACAAGTTGCGCTTTACGGGCTGACCACTGACCTGCGCCAGTGCCGTGAGTTGCTGCGGCTTTTACTTGGGACACAATCTTCTTGCGAAGACTGGGCTTTGTGTAATTGCCCGCAGCATTAACTTTCCCACCCTCTTTGTATTGGGTAAAGTCAGTATCGTCCCGCCGGGCTTTCTTGACGCCCTTGGGCATTTTAGAGGGGGAGATGTCCCCCATACCACGGCTGGCCATCATGATATTAGCAGGCTTTGCCGCCGGACTTCATACCAATCATCGTGCCTTTGGTCTTGCCTTTGGAAGCAACGCCGTCAGCACGACTAGAAGCAGAGCCGCCACTCTTTAAACCTGCATGCGCTTTGGAAGCGGGTTTACCAGCATGTTTTGCCAGTGCTGCGGGCATGCCGCCACCAGCCATTTTAGTTGCGCCTTTTTTCTTAGCCATCATTGCCATGAAGCCAGCATTCATTTTGGAAGCCATAGTATCACCACCTTTTGAAAATTTGCGGCCCTTGTCCGCAGTTGTAAAATCCTTGCCCACGGACTGTGGGACTCCGGCTTTCTTAGCAAACGATGGGTTATTAGCCACCGCCGCCATGAAATTGTGTTGTTTTTTACTCGTCGAAGGCATTACTTACCCCCTACGTACCAGTTAACAAGCTGAACTAAGCTTGCGCCTACAACGCTACTGGCCCCACCAACAAGCATCAAAACCTTCCAGCCACCTTTAGCCTCAGACAAAGTTTTGTCAATGGCCGTCAGCGTTACCTGCATAGCCTTCATGTTCTCCAACATCCTGTCCATATCATCTTGCAAATGCTTGATGTCAGACGCATGCGTGGCTAACTCTCTGGCTGTCTGAATAGCGTCGTCAGTCATACCATCCGCCCTTTTGTCTTGCCCTTGGTGGCACAGCCATCAGCCGCAGTTACATAGCCCCCATCCTTACAGTTCCACGCCCTAAGTGATTTGTTTATGCGTGAGTCTGGGTCGTTGGCCGTCTTTGCACTGGTCAGCTTCTTTTTCATCCCTTCCATCCTCGCACAGAAAGAGTCGCGCCGGGAGCCTCCTTCTGGCTGGGGCGGTTTCAAATTCATACCTTGCGCTTTGGCGGAGGCTCGTCCCTTGGCGTTCAAGCCGCCCTTGGGGTTCTTGCCTTCTTTGCGCGTCCATGCTGGTGATTTTGCCATAATATATGTAATGTATTATGTTTTTTAAAGATTAGCAATCTTGTGCGCCAGCGTACTGTGTAAATGTTTTTAACACGTCGTATATCGCAGGGATCAGATCGCCTGACAGGTCTTCCATATTGATATAGTGGGCCTGTTGTTGGATGCTAGGCCAACCTGCTCGGCGGGCTTCTTCCGTGGCGTGGATCTCGACCTGCACCTGAAGCTGGTCTTTCGTGCCAAAAAAGTTTGTAATCCTAGCGTAAGCCTGTGTTTCAGACTGACCGTTGGTGTTGTTTACTGCTGTGATTTTAAGTGCCATGATGTTAGTTCCAAGGTAAAGGAGCAGGTTGAGGTGTAGGAATAGCGGCTTGAGCAATTAGGAAATCAACTTCGGTTTCCATGTTCGTTACACGCTCCGGGCCAAGGGCAGCTTGTGTCCACGCCAAAGCTTGTTCCTGTGTGATTTGGTCAAACGGCGTAAAGTCATCGGGGTTTGCAGGTAGCAAGTTGACCGAGTAGTTGACCTGTTGTCCGTCTTTGGCAATCGTAAAATTGCTCATCACAACGGTTTGGGGTTCAGGTGTGTTCATGACCTGAAGTGAATTGATTGTCCATACAAATGCCATGATTACTCCTGTGTGATGGCTTGCGCCTTGACTTGCTCAAATTGAGCGGCTTCTTGTTGCTGTTTGGCAATGTTGTTCATCACCAGAAAAGCACCTGTCTTAGACGGCATTTCGCCCAAAACGTCCATGATGAATTTTACTTCGTCATCTGATAATTCAAGTTTCATAGGTTCTCCTGTTAAAAATCAGTATGTCATTTCCACAGTGGAAATTTTTGCCACGGTTCGTATTGTAGTAGCTGCTTGCCCTGTGAATGTTACTGCCAAACCGCCATTGGTAGTGTCTGCTGTTACTGCTATCACCCAAGTGGATGCCCCTGCATCTGCGTATGTTGAGGTGACTGTTGGTGTTCCGACAAGGGTTGTAGAGGCGGCATTAGCACCACGCTTGATGACACCCTCGATAGTCCATCCTTTTGTGTTTCCACCGCCTGTTACACCTGCTACTACTTCTCCTGTAAAGAAATAGGCTGAGTTGTTGGGTAGGATTACTTGGTTGCCTGTGCCAGCTGCGCCTGAATCAGAACGAAGAATTGTTGCAGTAGCATCGGTAGTTTGAACGGCAAGGACTAATAAAGCACTTTGAGTAATTCCAGAGGCTTGAGCTATTGGGTTTACGTTTGCAGCAAATACATGATTGCCAGCAATGCTTCTAGCGTTTCCAAAACTGCCGCCCATTGAAGCAGAATATTGACCATTCATTAGATTTGAATATCCAGCGCCAATAAATGCGGCATTTCCAGTTATGTTATTGGCAATTCCTGCAACCAACCCTGATGATTGTCCTTGAACTGCATTGCTTAAAACAGAACCAAAAGCAAAACCACCTCCACCAAGAAATGAGGAGGTATTATTTGCTGTATTTCCGTAACCGCCAACTACAGTTGAATACAAACCACTTGCTGTGTTTTTGAATCCACCACCAACTGTAGACCAATCACCAGAAGCAACATTCCTGTTACCAGCCGTTCCCGCATCTCCACCACCGCCAATAAAGGAATATGAACCAGTAGCGGTGTTGTTTCCACCACCTACTACTACTCCGTGTGGAGTGTAGAAACTGAGTGTGCTAGTTGATGAACCTGATGCGGCTTGGCTTAGTGTGAGTGATGTACCGCTAATTGCGGCAACGTATGTGTCTGCTGAAATGCTCGTACCAGTAATATATTGACCAACTTTAATTGATGCGTTGCTACCAGAAAGAGTAACGGCTGTAGTTCCATTCATTGTTCCTGATTGCGTAGTAACTGTTCCGTTTGCAGTTCCTGAATTCGTGAATCCACCACCAACAAAGTTGTAAATTCCAGCCGCAGTATTTACGCCACCTCCTACAACAACACCTCTGATTTGAGATGCAACATTGTATTGACCGCCACCAATAAAAGCAGAGTTACCTGAAGCATTGTTGTTGAACCCTCCAGCGACTGTTGTTAAAAGTCCTGAAGATGTGTTGTTTTGACCACCGCCAATAACAGCTACAGTCCCGTTGGCAACCTGAGAAGCCAAACCCCTAGCAGTCTGCCAATCCACCGCATTAGCACCACGGGCATTACCACCTGTAGCCGTTGAATCTGTCTGTTGAGCCTGTAGCGCACCAGTACCTTTTGGTTGTAGGACTAATGGGATGTTGGTGTCTGAGCCTTGAGATGATAGAACAGGGGCAGAACCAGAAGCAGAGCCATAAACTTGTAATGTATTGACTGTGCCAACACCACTATCTACAACAAGAAATTGTGTTCCAGAACCTGTTTGAAAAGCATGGCGACTGGTTGAACCAGTACCTTTTGCGACATAAGTTAATCCAATAGAACTATCACTACCTTGAGCAGAAAGCGTAGGTCTTCCACCAGTAGCCGCCCCCGTTACTTGTACATAGTTAACAGCAGAGGCTGTGTGGGCTATTTTTACTTGTTGTGTAAAATTTGTTCCAGCGGTATAGAAATCATGCGCCCCAGTACCTTGCGTTGAATAACTCATCCCAAGGTTTGTATCGCTTCCCCTAGACGCAATGACGGGTAAAAATCCAGTTGCTTGTCCTTGTAGGTGAATGCGGTTTACAGCAGTACCACCGCTATCAATAATTCTTACTTGCGTTCCTGCGCCAGTGTTTAAGTTAATAACACCAGTACCTTTAGACGTTGCGTTTAAATCTATGTTTGTGTCTGAGCCAATAGATGCAAATACTGGGCCAGAACCTGAGCCAGACCCATACATTTGGAAAAAGTTTACAGCCGCAGTAGCAACACGCAGTTCCGAACTTACCGCAACAACTGCCGAAGCTTTGGGGCTTAACACAAGATTTATATTGGTATCACTACCTTGGCTTGAAATGGTAGGATTTCCACCAGTAGCCGCACCAGTCACCTGAACGTAATTGACTGCTGATGCGGTGTGGGAAACACGCATTTGTTCTTGACCTACAAAGTTTGTGTAAAGCCTTACAGCACCTGTGCCTTGTGAACTGATGGCTAAATCAATGTTTCCACTAGCAGAAGCAGAACGAATAAAAGGGCGACCAGTGCTTGAGCCACCAACCATTACAAAATCTGTTGCTGTAGAGCCTGAAGATTCAACTCTAAATTGCGTACCATTGCCAGTACCAAGATTGACGTTACCAGTACCCTTGGTAGTAACATTCAAGTCAGGATTAGTCGCTGTGTCTGTAACATTCAGCGTGTTTGTATATTGGTCAAGATTGATTGTCATATTAGTAAACCAGTTCTACAGTCATTTGCTCGACATATTCTTGAAATTGCTCAGCAGTATTTTTACCAAACCCAAACAGTCTATGAAATTGTAAATGATGTGTATTGCATAGCGTTACACCATTATCTACATCAAACCGCTTTTCAGGGAATATGCCAAAACCATCAAGGTGATGGGCAATCATTGGGTCTTTTCTTATTCCGCAAATTTGGCATAAGTTTTTGTCCCGTTTGTACACGGCATATCGCCATTCATCATATTGGATTGAATTGCGTAGTTGTTCTGCTACAGTGCCTTGGCGTTCTTCTGGAAGTTTCCATGAATGATGTTTGTCACCACGATAAAACTTTGAAGCGCATAAATCACATCTTACTGGCTTGTTATTTTTAGAGTATCTGTAACCAATTTCTATATTGCAATCTGGGCAACGATGCGTCCCACCTTTCCATGTAGGACTGTTTGCACCTTTGCGGTCTGGGTAAACAATGTCGCCATAAGTAATGTGTTTTGGCTTAACATCAATACCCGCTTTTCTAATGGCACGGCTGACTGTCAAACTGGAGCATGGAATAAGCGCAGAAATCATCCTAAATGAAAGGTTTTCATCAATGTATTTTGTGCGTAGCCAAGCCTCATCTTTAAGAAGATGTGCGTTTGGTGAATTGACTTTAGATTTACGCATTAAAACGTGACTTCCACAGTATTTACGCTGGCGACCCATCGTATAGTTGTAGATGCCGCGCCTGTTACTGTTACTGCCAAGCCACCATTCGTAGTGTCAGCAGTTAAAGCGATAACCCACGCAGTAGCCCCTGCTGTAGCCGCCACTCGGTTAATTGCGGGTGTTCCAATCAGCACAGTAGAG